TTACGCAGGTCTTTCGACAACTAATCTATCAATCGGCAGAACACCTAGCACTGTGTCGAACGATTATTACTATATTGCGATTGGAAGATGGAAATAACGCAAACAAGCATTGATTTACCACATTAAATCAGCATTTAAGTGAGTTGTATGCCATCCGAAGTTTGCGTATTGATAAGAAATACAAGAGGCATTAATATTATGAATACTTCCAAAATCATCAAAGGAGTGGTAGGCGGTGGAAGATATACCGTCACTGCTCCAAAAACCGAAGAGGTGGCGGAAGAGTAAGGCAGATAAAGCAGAGATTCGGTGGCGGAATAGGTAGACGCTAGGCTTGGTGAGTTATGCATTATAGCAGACGAATGGTATTAAGTTACCATGGGCATAACATGCAGAGTGCAAATCTCTGCACGAATCTATGTCGCATAAGGCGAAGAGGTGGTGGAAGAGAATATGGAATCAGAAAATAAAATTTGGTAAAGTAATTATATAAATTAATTTGATTCTTTAAGTAGTGCACGACTTTAAAGATAGTAACTGTAAACTTTATTATTTATTATTTTAAGGAGGTAGAAGGAATGGAATATACTTCAAGAGGTGTAGGTAATGCAGCACTGGCCACAGGCATCATTGGAACGACTCTCGGTGCTCTGGATGGTATGGGTGGACTTGCAGGTATTTTCGGTAACAGACAGCCTCAAGATCCTGGTGATAAGCCGGTTACTCGTTATGAAATGAGTCTGATAAAAGAGTCCATGTCTAAAGATAATGAGATCACTCTTTTGAAAGCACAGCAGTATGCGGATCAGATGAACGTTGGTATTCAAGGGCAGATTGCAAATCAGAATGCTTGGAATGCTGCACAGATGGTTAATATTCAGAATATGCAGAATATTCTCAATCAGGTAGTCAAGCCGTTCGTTCCAAACTGGGCATTGTCTCCGGGTTATGGTATTGCTCAAGTCTATCCGCCTGAACAGTCAACTGTAAAATCTACTGCAGCTACTACTGGTAATTAATATAATATTTGGTTCGGTGGTCTGAAATATGGCCACCGAACTGAGAGGTATAAAATGCGTATAGATAAGAATAAAATTATAAATGGTTTTGTTTCTTATGTGGAAAATGAAGTTATTCCAAAAATGGCTGATGATAAGGCTACTCAGATTATTATATCCATTATGGTTAATACATTAAAAACAAATACAAAGCAGATTGATAAAATCCTTGAAAATGAAATGGTTAAATCTGCAATCAAGCATGAAGTTATTGATGGTAAAGAGACCTATGATATTGATGGTATAATTGCTTTGGCACAAAGTAGTGTTTCAAAATATGGATATTTCCCCATTACATTGCCAGCAGTTCCATTTATCTCGCCAACTGAAAAACAATTTAAATTCAATTCTGACGATATAGAGATGTTAAGGACTTATATAGAGGAGGCAAAGTGATATGTCAGATAACAACATTAAAAATATTAAAGATGATTGGAACAATGAAGAAGAGGTTGATCTAAAAGAAAAACTTGTAGAAGCATTTGTTGATGAATGTAATGGAGTTACTGAATATTTAGATCTTGCTAATATTGCTAAAGAAAAGTATCCAAATACTCCATATTCTCAAATTTTTAGAGATATTGCCAAAGAGGAAAGGGTGCACAAGAATCATATCAAGGCAATACTCAAAGATATGAGCATTTGTTTTACAGATAAAATGGATGAAGCTGATATGAAGTCAGAAAATGACTTTAATAACTCTTTTCAGTGATCATACAATAATAAATGCTAACAAAGATATAAGATTAGTGGATGTTATTGGTATCGGTTTAGGTTTACTAAGTTTCTTTATGTAAAGAAGGGATTACAATGTGAAAGATTTACTTGATTTCCAAACAGTAACATGGCTTGCGGGTGTTGTGTGTGTAATATTTACATCTTTGATTCAAGCATTGAGCAACAAGTACAAGCCATGGACATGGTTAGCTCAGCAATTTGGAAAAGCTGCTAATAAAGAGATGCTAGATAGACTTGATAGTGTAGAAAAGAAAATTAATAATATAGAAGAAAGAGATAAACAGCAAGATGACAAGTCAGAAGAAGACAGAGCAAAAGCTGCAAGAAGAAGAATTTTAAGATGTGCAGATGAAATAAGGTCAAAGGTTAAACATAGTAAAGAGTATTTTGATGATGTATTATCTGATATAAGTTTTTATAAAAATTATTGTAAAGAGACTCCTAAATTTGAAAATGAAAAGGCTGTAATGGCCATTGAACTAATAGAAGAGACATATAAAAAATGTTGTCGTGAAAATGATTTCTTATAATAATAATCCGTCGTATCAGATTTTAACATTTATTAAAATTTGATATTGACGGATTAATTTATATATGATATAATAAATACAGATTGAAATTGATAGATTAATTATATCTTAGTTTATTGAAATAATTTTATAGTTGATATAATTAACTATCATTTTTTATCTAGTAATAAATTAATTTAATTATTTAAAGTGGAGGTACAAAATGTATACCAAAGAAGAACTCGAAACAAAGACAGTAGATGAGCTTAGAAAGATTGGACCTAAGGTTGGAGTTAAGGGGTGTAGAAAACTCAAAAAGGCAGAATTAATTGATGCCATTATTGATGAACAGCCGATTGATGTAGAGAATAAAGAGGTTGAGTCTGTTTCAGAAAAATCCGAAGTGAAAACAGAAGAAGTTATTGTAGCACCTGTAGTACCTACTGTAAGTAATAGAGAGGCTTATGTAGATTCTGCTAAGGTTGATATGATTGTTGCCTTTAAACTTCCTAATGGTAAGGTTAAGTCGGCAAAGATTATTAAGAGGAGTACTCCGAAAAGACGCTTCATGGTTGAGACTAAATATGGTGCTCAGTTTGTTATTAGTTTCGATGATGTTATTTGGGTAAAGACAGGTACGAGATGGCCTAAGCATGTATATAACCTTATGAAGGGCATCGGTGATAGTAATGGCTAAAGAAAATCCAGAGGTATCTGCCAGGTATGCCAGGGATATGGTCATATGGTTCTATGATGTTAAAAATAGATTCGATACACAAAAGGCTGTATTTGAAGAAAATAAAGCAGACTTCAAAAAGGCCATGGATAAATATTTTAATCTTATAGCAAACGAAGATGGTAAGGTTGTTATAGATTCCAAAGATACTTTGAGTGGTGGTAAAAAGATTACTGTCACAAGAGTTACTCCATCAAAAGTACTTTTTGATATTGATGGCATAAAATCATTATTATCTAAAAGTAATAGAAAATTAGTTATTAAGAAAAATTATTCTATAACTAATTGGTTAGGTTTGTTTGAGTTATTAAAATCTCATGGTGTTGATTTTAAAGAGTTTATGAAGTATGCTAAATGTGAAGAAACAATAGACTCAGAACAACTTGATAGATTGGTGGAACTTGGTGAGATAGATGAAGCCTCTATTAGAAAGTTTATAACAGTTAAACCATCCAATTCATATTATAAGGTTATGGATAAATAATGGCATACGAAATGGCTAAAGTGCTTTGGTATTATAATTTAATACCAGATGTTTCTGAGGCTGTTCAAAAAATAGTTTGTCCATTCCATGATGATGTAAATCCATCTATGAGGATTGATATTGTAGAAAATAGATTTTATTGTTTTGGATGTAATAGTCATGGCGATGCTAAAGATTTTGTATATATGATGGATAAGAAATATAAGAATTGTAGTAGTGAATTACAATCTTATAAAAACTATTTAAATATATTGAAATCAAGAAAAGCCAGTGATATTAAAGTATCGAGAACAATAAAAATAAGGAAGAAGTCTAGCGATAAACATTTATATAATATAGCATATGATTATTACCATGGTCTTTCAAAGATAGATTGGAATGATAGTGATATTGAAGAAGTTATATTAACCAGAGAATATATGTTAAATAGAGGTTTTACTTCTGATACATTAAATAAGGTGAAAGCAAAAATAACATATAATAATCAATATGCTATAATATTTCCTATGTTAGATAATAATAAATTTAAAGGTTGGGTTTGTAGAACTACAAATAAAGATGTAGAGAAGAAAAGAAAATATCTTTATAATGAAGGTTTTTCAAGGGCAACAACTTTAGTAGGAAATTATGGTAATAAAGATTATGTTATAGTTGTAGAAGGTTATATGGATAGACTTAAATTTCTACAATATGGAGAAGAAAATGTGGTAGCCATTTTAGGGTGGAAAATGTCACAGCAACAGATTCAGAAATTAAAGGATAGAGGTGTTAAAAATGTAATATCAGCATTAGATAATGATGAATGTGGTAGAAAAGGTACAGCATTTCTAAAGACAGTATTTAATGTCACAAGGTGGTGTTATATAAAAGGCATAAAAGACCCTGGTGATATGAATAGAGAAACATTTGATAAGATGTATAAAAAGACAATGAATAAATATAATGGAGTATAAAAATGGGATTATTAAGTGAAATAAAGAAAGATGCTAAAAAGTCTGGTCAGAATAAAAGTAAGTTTATTTACTTTAGAGAGGGACAGAAACAGAGAATAAGATTCTTGCAGGACATGGACGATGGTTTACAGATTACGTTCCATGATAGTTTTGAGCAGAGTATTAATGTACCGTGCCAGGAACATTTTGATAGAGATTGCCCTTATTGTAATGATGATACGGTTAGGACAAGAAGTCAGTATGTATGGTCTGTATGGAATTATGAGACAAATGAAGTTCAGTTATTTATGTTCCCTGTAAACAACTGCTCTCCACTTCCTGCTTTGGTTGCTATGTATGAGACATATGGTACTCTTACAGATAGAGATTATGTTATTTCTGTTACCGGTAAGCAGCAGAATAAGACATTCTCTGTAGTACCTATGGATAAGGTAAAGTTCAGAAATACAAAGGCAAAACCTTATTCTGAATCTCAGGTTCTTAAAATGCTTGATAAAGCTTTTCCTTGTGATGCAGCTGAGTCTGATGAAGAAGATGACGAAGATTATACACCTAAGAATAAGAAAAAGAAGCAGAGACCTGTTAAGACATCTACAAAGAAAGATGTTGATGAAGATTACGAAGATGATGACTACGATGAAGATATGTCAGAGGAAGAGGAAGATACCGATGACGTAGATTATGAGAGTATGTCTGTAAAGGAGCTTTATAAGCTTTGTAAGAGTCGTAGTATCGATGTTGCTCCAAAGAAGAGTCAGAAGTATTATATCAAGCAGCTTGAAGAATATGATGAGCAGAATGAAGACTGGGGCGATGATGATGAAGACGAAGAGTGGGAGGAAGAGTAATGGCTATAGTACAGATTGCTGATACTTTTTCTAACATATTTGAAAAGCAGGCAGAGAATCAGAGGGTTATGTTTGGTAAGGGTATGTATGATGGGTTTGCTGATAATCCTGTTAATAAGTACACAGAGCTTCCAATTGATGACCCTAAGCTTTCATCGTATCACATACAGCAGTTAGTATCAGAGATTGGTGAGGTTCTTGAAGCAGATAAAAGGTGGAAGAACTTCAGAAATAATGTTTATGATAAGAATGCAAAGCTTGATGAGATTGCAGATTGTTTTATTGTTCTTATGAATATAGCAATGTTCTCTGGTTTTGATTCAAAAGATGTGTATATGGCTATTTGTGATAAGATAGAAGAAGTATCCGTTAGAATTTCTGACTATTAATCAATACAACATTGGGAGGTAGAAATACCTCCCATTCGGTTTATATTGGAGGTAATTATGGTTATCATTATAGAAGGTCTTGATAGAACCGGTAAGACTACATTAGCTAATAAGCTGAGTGAAAGATTTAATATACCAATTTATAAGAAAGACAGAGAAGAATGTGGTGAATCATATGAAGAAGATGAACTTATAAATCTCGGTGACAGTATAGCTACAGTAAAATTGTTTAATAGTGAGTTATTTAAAGGTCGTCATGTAATATTAGATAGATTTCATTGGTCAGAGTATGTATTTAATACGGTTGATAGAGGTGCATGTTTAGGAGAAAAGTATTTAGACCTTGTGCATGAGGAAATGAATAATAATCCATCTAATTATGTTGTAATACATATGCATCCAACAAATTTATTAAGATGTGTTAAAGAGGATGAATGTGACAGGGGTATAGATAGATTTGCAGAGTATTATAAATGTTTTTGTTTAGCTCAGTTTTTCTGTGAAGAAAAGTTTAAAGATTTAATGGTTTATAATTCTTGTTATACCGATATAGATACAACTTGTGATATGATTGGTGATTTAATTAAAATGGAGGAAAATGCATGAGAAGTAATAAACTCATTCAGTTTTATTTAACAGATTATTGTAATTCAAGATGTAAGACATGTGATATTTGGAAGGTTGCTCTCAGAAATATTTGTGAACATATGGATTACAAAAAAGTTATAGAGGTTATAGAGCAGTTTCCAGATGCAGATTATGTATTTGGTGGTGGTGAGTTTACTCAATATAAATACAGATATGATTTATTGAAGTATTGCAAAGAGCATAATGTTAAATATACTATGTTATCAAATGCAATTGATTTAAGTGAGCTCATTAAACTTGTTGAAATGTTCGATATTCAGAATGTAACAATAAGTTGTGATGGTATCCATCATGATTATATAAGGGGAGTTGTTGGTAATCTTGAAAATATAAGATATTTTGTTGCTGATTATAAAGACAAGATTCCAAATCTAAAAATTAGCTATACATATAGTAGATACAATGAAAGTAGTGTAGAAGATGACATGCAGATGTTTAGAGATTTGGGTCTTGATAAAGTATATTTATGTATAGCTAGTGAGATGGACTTACTTGAAAATAGTAATCATAAAGAGTTTATACCATCATCTTTAGATGGACTTAGAAAATGTATGAATATGTTTTATGATAAGGACAGAGAGTATCTTGATAGAATATTTAATAAGTGGCCAAAATTAAAATGTAATAGTACGAGTTCTGTTTTCACAATTTATACAAATGGAGATATTGTAAGGTGTCAATCATATCTTAGTAATGAAGTTCTTGGAAATATAAATATAGATAAGTTTTCAGATGTTGTTGCAGATGTAGAGAAAGTAAATTATTTATTTACATGTAGGTATGATAAGAAATGCGGTTTACTTTGTCAAAGGAGGTATGATGGATGAGAATAGGGTATAGTTATTGGGGGTTTCTAGGTGATAGAAAGTATGATGAAAAAGGTAATATATTATCTACTCCAGATGGTAATGCTTTTTATTCATGGTCTATTATAAACAGATTGCAGGATAATGGTCATCATGTAATGGGCATAATGCCAGATAGAGATGAGCCTGGATTCAGATTTGAAGGTACACATTTATTTTCATCTTGGTGTAAATCTTCTAGGTCAAATGCTTATTTAAATATGGGTCATATTGAATATGGTAATTTGTTTGATATAGAAAACAGAGATACCTTAACCAATGAAGCTCTTATGTCATTTTGGGATGCGTATAATATTAATGAATATGATGCTATAATTCACGAGTGGAGAATGCCAATAATTGGTAGAAATACATCCGTTGATATGGAAAGTGAAAATTGGCAGCCAGATTTATTTATACAAGATGCATTAATACTATATTGTTATAAGAACAATATAAAATTAATAATATTTGATTTAGACTATAAAATACCTAGAAATATGGTTGAGGATTTTGTTTATAATACAAAAAATATATACATATTTGAATTAGGTAATAAATGGTCAGATATTGCTTATGAAACAAACGGCAGATGCAGAAGAGTTTTTATACCATTTGATTTTAGGTTTATAGATTTATTTAAACTTAAAAAGACATTTACTGATAATATTGTATACATAGGCAATAGATATGAAAGAGACTGGTGTATAGACAAATATCTAAAAGATGTTCCAGGCGTTAAGGTTTTTGGAAATTGGCTCGAAGGTCAAAGACATAGTGAAAAAGAATGGCCGACAATAAATTTCGGTAAAAGGCTACAGACTTCAGATATGCATGATGCATATAGTAATTCTGCTACAACAATATTATTAGCAAAAAAGGAATATTGTGAAAATGGATTTATGACAGCTAGAATTTTAGAAGCCATATTCTATGGATGTGTTCCATTATTTATAGAGGAATATGGTCAAAATGTTATAGATACATATGCTGGTTGTTTTGCAGATGTGTTAACAGTTAGAAATTCAGATGATGTAATAAAGAAGTCTAAAAGATTTAAAGAAGATGCTAGCTACAGAAATCAGATTATAAGTTATTTAAGAACACATTTGTCATTTATGGATGTTAGAAGTTTTACAAGAAATGTATATAGTGTTATAAATGATGGAGATAAGTAAAATGTTAAATAAAAGTACAGAAGAGATATTAGATGTAGTGGCAGGTAAATTTAATATGACAATAATTGCAGATAATGTTGATGAAGCATTTATTGAGTGGTACGAAATTTTGTCTGAAATGAATTTATCAGATAATTCTCGTGATGGTGATATAGTAGGTGAATGTATAAATGCAATTACTGTAATTAAAGACCCCACTAGAAACATTATGAAAAATAAGATTAGAAATTTATCTATGAGATATGCTATTGGTGAAATGCTTTGGTATTTATCAGGTAATAATAATCTTAGAGAGATTCAGAAGTATTCTTGTGGTTGGGATAGAATGTCTGATAACGGAGTTACAGTTAATTCTAATTATGGTTATTGTATAAAACGTAAGTTTGGATTTGACCAGTGGGAATTTGTTAAGAATGAACTAGAAAAGAATCCAAACTCAAGAAGGGCTGTTATACATATAAAGGATGCTTCTTATAAAGAAAGTAAAGATATTAATTGTACAGTTTGTTTACAGTTCTTTATTAGAAATAACAAATTATATATGACTACATATATGAGGTCTAATGATTTGTGGATGGGTTTCCCTTATGATGTATTTCAGTTCACAAATATGCAGGTATTGATGAGTATGGAATTAGGTGTTGAGTTAGGTACATATACTCATATAGCTGGTTCTTTACATTTATATAAAAGGAATTTGGTGAAGGTAGATGAACACTGCGATAGTCCTCTTGAGCAGCATAGAGTCTCACCAAAATGAAATTATAGGTGCTGTTATTAATCAGGCCGTAGAGTTTATTCCAGATGCTTATATCATAGACTTCTATAAGGATTATAAACTTAACAAAGTTTTAGATGCTGAACCTGAAATCATTAAAGCTGAACAGTGGAAGTTTGATTCTTGGAAGTCTATGTATAAGCATTATAAGAAGTTGGTTTCAGATTTTGACAATATAATTTTGGTTAAGGCTCCAATAAATAGAGATAATGCTAATACTCTTGATACTAAGATGTTGAGAGAGATAAATAAAATGACAAGACTTGACGATACATATAATATGCAATATGACCTTATGAGAAGGGTTATAGAGAGATTGTTATTTGTTAAAGCTTGTCGAGGTAAGAATGTAGTTCATTTTGTTATAGACCCTGATGAGGTTGATTTTAGTAAGGTTTGGAATTTTAAGAGTTATAGAAGATTTGGTGCTCTTAAATGGAATAATTGTGAATATGGTCCAATATATGAGTATGTTTTATATAATACTTTTATTCAAGATATTCCAAAGTTTTATGATTTTTATTATGTAGGTTCTGCTATTACAGATGATAGAAAATATTTGTATAGATGTCAGAATGAGGTATTAAGTCATATAAACAGAAGAAGGATTGGGTTTATTAAAGAGAACCCAAAGATTGGTACATTTGATATTTTTGATAGTGATAACAGAGAGAAAAGGGTTAGTCAAAGCACATATCTTTATAATTTAAAGTTATCAAGATATACAATGATAAATCCACCGTATAATAAAAATGAATTTAACATAATAAGGTTTATGGAAGCAGTTATATGTGATTGTATTCCACTTATACTTAAATGTAAAAAAGATGTTAGGGATATGAAATTTGGATGTTTATATAACTTGATATTGACGTTCCCTGATATTTATGATATAATAACGAAAAGAGATTTGATAGTAGTTCCAAAAGATATTCATATTAGGTTAACAAAGTATTATGAAGATAGTGATAATGGTTCTGTTAGGAAAGTTAAATATGGAACCTATGGTAAGCCTGATATTGATATTTGTGAACAAATAAAAGAAACTAAAAGCTTTAAGAAAATAACAGATAGAGACTATGTACAAAGTTTCTATGATGGATTATTTAGTGAGGTATCAAATGTTTGATTTGCATAGGCATGATATGTTTAGTATTTTTGATGGCTTCGGTAAACCATCAGAATTAGCTGTCTTAGCTAAAGAGCTTGGTTATAAATCATTGTCAACCACAAATCATGGTAATACAAATGGATTAATTCAAACATATAAAGCCTGTAAGGCTGAAGGTATAAAAGCTATATTAGGTTGTGAAGGTTATTTTTTACCAAAGTGGAAAGAGAAAACTCGTGGTTACCATCTTATTCTTATAGCTAAAAATCTTGAAGGTTATAAGAATTTAAACAGAATACAGTTTGAAGGTGAGAAGCAGAAGTACTATAATCCTATATGGGATTTTAAATTATTAGAAAAGTATCACGAAGGACTTATTTGTACATCTGCTTGTGTAGCTGGTTATTTATCTCAGTGTATTCTTAAAAATGAAGAAGACAAAGCTATTAAGTTTTTGAAGAAAATGAAGTCTATTTTTGGTGATGATTTTTATGTCGAGATTCAACCATATAAAATAGATGATGAAGGTACCCAAGAAAAGGTAAATGCTAGGTCTGTTGATTTAGCATATAAATTAAATATTAAATGTATTTTAACTTCTGATTCTCATAGAGGCAGAAAAGAAGATTTTGATACATATTTAAAAATGCATGAAATATCAGGTCATGATTTAAAATGGGTAGAAGATACATATAAAGAGAGATATATGCCAAGGCCTGATGAAATGGCAAAAAGATTTATTAAGATGTATAACAAAGATTTTGCAGATGCTAAAAAGCTAGCAAAATGGATGTATGATGCTCTTGATGAAATAGAAGATAAGTGTGAATTAAATTATTTAGATAGCTTAGAGGAGATTTTACCTAAGTTAGATGATACAAAAGATTCGTATAAAACTTTAGTAGACCATGTTAAAAAAGGTTTAAAGTTTAGAGGTAAATATAATAAGAAATATATAGCAAGGGCAAAAGAAGAACTAGATGTAATTCACTATCATGGTTTTGAGGATTATTTCTTAATGGTAGAGGATTATACAAATTGGGCTAAAAATAGAGGAATTGTAGTTGGTCCAGGTAGAGGTTCGGCTTGTAACTCAATTGTCTGCTATGCTCTTAGAATTACAGAAGTAGATAGTATATATTTTAATCTTGAGTTTAGAAGGTTCTTAATGAAAGAAAGAAAGAAGATGCCTGATATTGACCTTGATTTTGAAACTGCAAGAAGAGGCGAAGTTATTGAGTATCTTTTGAATAAATATAAAGGTCATTCAGCTCAGGTTTGTTCTTATGGTTTATATAGAGTTGATAATCTTATAAATGACTTAGCTAAGGTTTGTGGATTACCAACAGATAAATCATTAGAGGCATCTGATATAAGAACAAATAAACAAATTATAGGAGAGATTAAGAAGTATATAAATAGTTATATAGAAGAAGGTTTCTTGTTAGAAGATAAATTACAAGCAGACTCTAGGTTTAAAGATTATAATGATGCCTATGATAATATAATGATACATTTCTTAAAGATGTTTGATAAGGTAAGATTCATAGGTACTCATGCAGCAGGTGTTGCTATAACAGGTGGTAATATATTAGATTATACAGCTATAAGAATAGATGGTAAAACAGGTAGATATTTTACTAATTATGACCTTGTAGATATTGAAGATATAGGTGTAATTAAGTTTGATATTCTTGGATTAAAAACAATGTCTGAACTTTGTGATTGTAGAAAGGTCACAGGTATAGATGGTTTTAATATAAGTATGATTGAAGATAAAAAAGTTATAGATGCTTTTTCAAAAGGTAATTGTAATGGAGTATTTCAGTTAGATAAAGCATCTGTACAAAAACTTTTGTTAGATATTCATACAGATAGTTTTGAAGATGTTGTAGCTGCAACAGCAATGAATAGACCAGGACCATTAAAACAGAAAATGCCAGAAGTATATGCAGCAAATAAAGCTGCTTATGAATTAGGTGAGGAAGGTACAAGGATAGCTGCTCTTGATAAATATTTACAAAAGACTTATGGTACAATTATATATCAGGAACAGATTATGAGAATGGCTGTTGAAATTGCAGGTATGACTTGGGATGAAGCTCATGCTATAACAAAAATGAAAATTGGAGTTACAAAGTTCAATTGGTATTTTGAAAGTGAGTATCCTAAGTTTGAAGCAAATTTTGTTAAAGGTTGTAAGAAGCTAGGTATTCCAGAAGAGCAGGCAAAAGATATATTTAAGAAGTTTTATGATTATTCATTTAATGAAGGCCATTCGGTTGGATATACTCTAGTATCTGCAGAGCAGATGTATTATAAAGTTTATTATCCAGAAGTATTTTGGTATACTAAAATTAAGTATGCTAAGAATGATTCAGAATTTGCTAAGTACTGTGAGAATGCTGTTAAAGATGGTGGAGTTGTATTTCTTCCACATGTAAATTATTCATTGGCTAAGAGTTCACTAAGAAAGGTTGATGGAGAGTTTGCAATTCAACAAGGACTTACATCAATTAAAGGTATAGGTGAGGTTGCTGCTCAAGTTATTGTTGATGAAAGAAGAAATAATGGTATATTTATAAATGTTGATAATTTCTTAGATAGGATAGAAGCTAATCCTAATGGTTCTAAGGTTAACAAGAGAGTTAAAGAATTATTGATAGAGTATGGAGCTCTTGATTTTAATAAAAAGCTTTATATTTCAAAGGTTAAGAAATATAATTCAGCTTTATATGCAAGAGCAAATAGATAAAATATTTTGAAATATATCTATTGACCAACTTATATTAATATGATATAATAAGATATGATTTAAATATGGCGGAGATTTTTTTACTTCACATTCATTTTGATTCTCCTATTTATTATTGTTACATTATCTACTGCTATCTATGCTCCGCCATATTTATTATATAGTTAATAGCTGGTTTGTTAATGAGCATTAAAGTGTTGTCGAAGGCCAAGATGACCGCCAGTTATACGGACAAGAGCGTTAAATATTTAAAAACAAACGTATATGATATATACAGAACCCTGAATGTTTGTTTGTCCGTTTGTTTGTTCAGGTATAAGCCGGTATGGTGGAATGGCAGACACATGGGACTTAAAATCCCAGGACGTAAGTCGTACGAGTTCAAGTCTCGTTACCGGTATTTGTTACTATTAAAGTAAAATAATAAAGGAGGTCAGAGATGACAAACACAAGTGACAGAGAAAAGAAGTTACAGGAAGTAGACAAGAAGCTGGAAGACTTCTCTAGTAGAGTCAAGGCTATGTATGTTGTCAATGAAGACGTTAAAGGTATTACAGAAGAATTCTTTAATGAGTGTGAGAATTTGAAACATACAGAAGATGAGTTCATGAGGAAAAAGTTATTTGATGGTGCATACTTCGCAATGGTAGATAAGATTTGTAAAGTGATTGAGAAGGCAGATATGGATATTAATTCTCTTGACATTCTTAAAAACGTAATGTATGAGGATGACAAGGTAGATGGTAAAATGATGGCGATGGTGTTCACATGCTGGAGCAAGGTTAATGCCAGAAAGTATCCTATGCAAGCGTTGGCTGTATCAAAATTTGTACTTGATGTTCTTAATGATTGATTATTAATTATTTTGGTAATATGTTTATTTACAGGCAGCGAAAGCTGCCTGTAATGATATAAGGAGTTGTTATGGCGTTAACAAATAAAGAGCAAATAATAAAATTATGTAGTAGCATAAATAAAAAAGAAGGCGAAGGTAGTATATATTCAATAGGCTCTAAACATGCTAATCTTAAAATAAACAGATGGTCCACAGGTATTGAAGATTTAGATGCTATAATTGGTGGTGGTATACCAGAAGGCAGAACGATTGAAATATTTGGTCCAGAGAGTTCTGGTAAGACTACATTATTATATCATTTAATGGCTATGAATAGTCTTGCTCTTGATATACCAGTTGAGGGAACATTTGATGCAGACAGAGCAAAGATATTTGGTAATAGACCTAAACAACTTTTGGTATATAGGGCTAAATTTGGTGAAGATGCAATGAATAAAACAATTCATTTTGCAAAAGCAGGTATACCTGTTATAGGTATTGATTCTGTTCCAAGCTTAGTTCCAAAGGAAGATGCCGAAAAGGTTTTGAAATCTGCAGATAGAGATTCTATTGAAGAACAGAGAATTGGCGGCACTGCAAGATTACTTAATAAATATCTTCCAACAATAGAAGAAATAATAGAGGTTACAGGAACATCTGTAATATTCATAAATCAGGTTAGAGATAAAATGAATGCTATGATGTTCGGTGAAAAGACAGATACACCTGGTGGTAGGAAATTAAAACATTCCTGCTCATTAAGGATTCAAGTAGCTAGAAGGGCATGGATTGAGATACCGAATAAAAATCCATACAATTCAGCTGCAAATGAAAAAGTAGGTTTTATAATGAAATGTAAAGTTGTAAAATCTAAAGTTTGTAATCCTATGGGTGAATGTGAAATACCTTGTTTCTTTGATAGAGGCTTTGTAAGTTTTGATGATGTAAAACAGATAAGAAAAGAACTTATGAAGCAAAGAGCAGAACAATTTGGTAAGAGAGTTCCAAGAGAATTGTTGGAGGATGATGATGAGTAGAAAGTTATCTCCACAAGAATATCAAAGGATGATAGGTCTACATAAAATAATTAAAAAAATGTCTGCTTCTGAATTTGTTACATGGGCTAATAGGTATTATGAATTAGCCTATAATGATGGTAGAGATTCTACTTATAAAGAGATAGCAGATAATAAAGATTCTATAATAATACCTGAATATATTGATGCCGAAGTTTATGAAGAACATGAGGTTTTAAATATGGAACAGCTTATGGATATACTTTTAAGTGTTAAAGGTATAGGTATAAGCAGAACCAATAAGGTTATTGAAATTATAGATAGTTATTTTAATGAGGGTAAGAAATAAATGGAAGAAGAAAGACTTAAAAAGTTTACAGGTTTATTAGTCAATAGAACACTTGAAGAGCAAGATGATTTAATGGACATACAAAAGAAGATAGATGAGTATGGAAAACATGGTCCATTAACATTTAGGCCTTCTAAAGATAAGTATTACTTAGGCATAGCAAAAGCTGTTTGTAAAAGGAGTACTTGTTTAAAAAGAAAATATGGTTGTGTAATAGTAAATAATGATGAGATAATTGCAACCGGATATAATGGTAATCCCAGAAACATGACAAATTGTTGTGATATTGGTAAGTGTTTAAGACTTGATAAACCACATAATTCAGGTGATTATTCTGATTGTCATAGTGTACATGCTGAACAAAATGCAATGCTTTCAGCATCTAGGCGAGAGATGATTGGTGCAACAATGTATTTATATGGTGAAGAAAATGGTGTAGAGATTGATGCAAGACCTTGTCCTATATGTGGAAGAATGATAGCCAATTCAGGAATAGTAAAAATAGTTGTAAAGTAGGAGAACCTATAATATGTTTATAATACAGATACCATATTTAGATTTAACTCAAACATTTAAATCCGGTCAACATCTTAGATGGAGAATTGTTGGTGATAATAAGTTTGTCATAATGAATGGTTCAAAGATAGTAAAGGTTAGTCAAAATAAAGATAGATTTTGTTTTGATTGTACTGAGGAAGAGTTTTATAATACGTGGTATGAATATTTTGATGTAGGTACAGATTATTTACTTTATAATTATAAAATACATTCTGTTGATAATGATTTTATTATAGAGTCTAGTAATAGAGGTAAAGGTATTAGAATTATAAAGCAAAATATATTTGAAGTAACGATAGCATCTATATTAGATTATTTTTACAATGGTGATGTAAGACTTACTGATAATGCTATATATTTATTATGTACAATATGTGGTAAAAAGAGAAAGAATACAATAAGAGAAGCAGGTCAATTTATATGGTATGAATTTCCTACTCCAGAACAAATTTTACGTCAGGTAAATACACTATTTAGAATGAGTATGTTGAGTATTCAGAATATGTCAAAGTTAATTGATGTATGTAAGTATATAAACACCAATGGGTATAAAAAGTTACCATCATATTTAAGGTCGTTATTTCATAATGATTATATAGTATCAAATATAAAACTATATGCATTACACAAATTAAATTATATGCCAATAAATGATGATATAGTTAATATATTTATAACAGAATTTGATTGTGATGATGCTAATGATTTCTTTGAGTGGTATATTCAGTACGACGAAGATATAGAGCATATATGTGGTTTATTGGGTAGGTATTTATATTATAACAAAAACAATCCACCAAAAACGATAATATTAAATAGGAGAGGAATATGAGAGTTGATGAAAGAGGATTAATTGGTGATGTTGCTAGTTTACATAACAGAATACTTAAAGGAGATTATTCAGAAAAGTTTGATGAAATTAGAAAGGCTGCTATTATAACATCTCATTATAAGTATGGACCTGCTGAAAATAATTTCGGTATTAATGGTGGAGTTGATGCCATTAAAACACTAGAGATGTGTCTCGATAAGTTTAAGGAAACAAAGAATACAGAGTATCTTGTAGATGTAGCTAATTATGCAATGTTTAGATTTATGTTTCCTAAAGATGGTGAGTTTTATAAACCAACTGATTCAAGTCAGTCAGCAGGTATATCTGGTATTTCTCAAAAAGAAATGGAAAGGCTTAGGTCTGGTAATTTATGGGACTAATAAATGATATAAAAAAAGAGGCTACTGGTAATAACACAAAAATACAGACAAGTGAAGCTAGAGAACTTGATGTTATATTAAATAAGCTATTTTATTTACCTAAGAATATAGAAGAAGAATCTGCTTTTGTTAAACAGGTTATGACAAGAGGTCTTGAATCACAAGAGAGGGTTGGTTTACATGCATCGGCTCTTATAAAAGGTGATAAAGATTTTTGTTTAAGACAACAGGTTTTGAGTCTTATGTATAGACAGCTTCAAGGTGAACAGTTACCGGTTGGTTTAATGAAGATATTTGAAGAAGGTAATGCTATACATGAGAAATGGCAAAGGCTCTTTATAAGAGGTGGATACTCTAAGGCTAGTGATTTGGATGTAACTCAGTTTAATAATAAATACAGAATAAGCTTTACTCCAGATATTATTTGTAGAATACCTGAGTTTTATGATGGTAAAATGATTGGAGAGTTAAAATCAGTTAATACTCATCAATTTAGAAAAATGACAAGACATCCATCAGCCTGGAAGCAGCTTCAGTGGTATATGTATTTATCAGGTATACATAAAGGATTTGTTTTATCAGAAGATAAAAACACTCAAGAAACAAAAATAGAGATTTATGACTATGATGTAAATGTGGTATCTCAGTTTATAGATAGGGCAGAAGAAATTAAGTTTAGATATAAAAAGGCTATGAAAGAACATAAGATGGTTAAAAGACCGGAAGATGCAACTAGCCCAGACTGTAAAAGATGTAAACAATGTGCATTGATAAATGCTTGTTGGAAAATTAATGGTGGAGGTATTTTAATAAAATGAAGATTATAAAACCTAAGTATGAGGTTTTGACAAATATTACTGGTGATGAGCTTAAGCTTATTGAGTTAGCTGGTCGTACATGTTATAAATCAGAAGATAATATAACAGATGAAAGTGCTAGAAGGTTTGTTAAAAATATTATAAGTAGAGGTCATGAGGCTATGCTTGAGCATTCTATTTTGTCTGTAAAATTTATTTGTGATAGAGGCATTAGTCATGAACTTGTTAGACATAGACTTGCAAGTTTTGCTCAGGAAAGTACTCGCTATTGTAATTATAGTAAAGATAAGTTTGGTAATGAATTGACATTTATTGAGCCATTTTTCTTCTGCCAAAAAGGTGTTGGAAATAGGGACAACAGTTCATTGTATAATATTTGGCTTGATGAATGTGAATCTGCAGAGAGGGCATATTTAAAAATGTTAGAGCTTGGCGCTACTCCACAAGAGGCGAGGTCTATTTTACCTAATAGTATTAAGACAGAGATTATTGTTACAATGAATTATAGAGAGTGGCGACATTTCTTTAAGCTTAGGGCGGCAAGACTTACTGGTCCTGCTCATCCACAAATGGAAGAAATTACAATACCACTTCTTAATGAGATTAAAAAACTTATACCAGTAGTATTTGATGATATTATTGTTGAACATGAGTAAACAATGTCCTATTTATGGAAAAGCAATTTATGCTGATTGTTTAGATTGTGATGTTAAGATGTGTGAGGGTATAATGTATAATACTATTGTTATTGGAATAGACCAGAGCTATAACAATACCGGTATTAGTATATCTGCTGATGGTGTTTTAAAGGTAGTAAAGAGTTTAGATTTAAGTAAATATAATAGTAATTCAAAAAAGAGAATGGCCCTAAAGAAAAAACTTAGGGCCATTACTAATTTGCAGATGAAGAAGGCTAAAAATATAATATGTGTAATAGAAAGAATAAGACTTCAGTCTAAAGGATTTTTGAACATAGATTATATAAAATCAATCGGTGCCTTGAATGCCGTTATAGTAGATGTAATGAATGAATTTGGTGTAAAGGTTTATTCAGTAGATACCAGGTGTTGGAAATCTCAGGTAGTTGGTACTAGTAAGCCTGAGGAAAATATATATGGTGTTAAATTTGAAAAATGGCCCACTATTAAGTGGTGCATACTAAAAGGGTTTGAAGATAGCATATTAATAAATGTTACAGGCTCAAGAAAAGTAAGAGGCACATATACAGATACATATGGAAATAAATATATGTATGATAATGATGCTGCTGATTCTGCTGCTATATCTATGTTCTATTTTGTTGGAGATAGAAGTAAGCTAAAGGAGGAACATTAATATGTATGATTCAGGCCATTATATAATTTGTTGTAAAGATTGTGAAGACAGATATTTAGGTTGTCATTCTGAATGTGAAAAATATAAAAAACAAATTGAAGAATGGAATAAAGCAAAAGAAGAGTTTAAAAAGAAAAAGACATCTATTATATGTAAGAGTGATTTTAATAGTTATGTAGGTAAGAGAACTAAAAGATATATTGCAAAAAGAATTTAAAATTTCATATTGATTTACATATCAATTTATGATATAATTAGATATAGATAGAAAATGAGTGCCTTGAGAGGAGGTAAGTATGAGAAGTTATAAGAAAGATGTAAAAGATGTTGGAGAGATAGAGTTTGTAGAATTTGATTCTTTACATGATTTTAAATCTTACATAACAACAACTCCAATAAATGATGCTTTTAAAAATGAAAGATTGAGTAGTAATAAATCTGATAGTTATTTCTCAAAAACAAGTTCATTTGATGAAGCAATGAATCTTTTTACAGATGGATGGACTTCAATGTCTACAGAAATTAATAATAAGCTTTCTGTAGGTCATGGAGCTATGATAAATGAAAGAGCAATGCAGAGAGTATTATCTGTACAGGGATTCCAACCTGTTGTTCCTCTTTATCTTTCTGGTGTACCTCAGAATATGATAAGTACAAGATTTAAACCTTTGAAGAAAAAGGTTATTACAATTGATAAAGATGTCTGCTATAGTGCAGGAATTACATCTGATGAGATTGTAAAAGAATCTGTTAAGGCACTTGCTATTGTTAAGAAATTGGAAAGTCAGAACTACAGGGTGAACCTTAATATAGTATTTTGTCCAGAGACATACGGAAAAAGCTTTTGCTTCAAGATTAAGATTAAGTCATCAAATGAAAGACTTAATGTAGGCAAGATGAGTTTTCCACTTGTTCATCCATCTATGCTTAGAAGATTACTTTTCAGATTAGAGGAGGTTCATCCTACAATTACAAGTAGTTTTGTAGGTGGGTATGGAAGACCGATGAGTCAGTCAAATGTAGTTAAATGTTTTAAAGATGATTTTGTACTTCCAAGATTCATCGATGTAGATATAAATAAGATTAAAGATGTTGATGATTTATATAAAGATAAGTAAAATATTTTTAAAATATATATTGACTTACATCATCTATTTTGATATAATTAATTATAAGATAAATTTAGTACTCAGAAGAGTGGAGGTATCAAAATGCAGGAAGTCAATTTTAAAGTTATTGAAATAAAAAGAGGCGATAAGCCTGGTATCGTAGGTGTCGATGTTCAGTTTGATAATTCTGATAAGGTATATTCTTATTGGAGAGGCATCGGTATTTATGAAGGCAAGACATATGCTCTTATTTCTGGTTGTAAGGTATTTTTCGATGAAGACCTTAAAGTTACATCAATCGAGAGAGAGTATGATGTCAAGGGAGTATATAGAGGGAAGACATCGGCTGAGAGTGGTGAGTGGAAAACTCCAGATTCAAAGCCAAAGAGAAGAAGAGGCAGACCGAGAAAGACAACATCTACTTCTGAGGAAGTTAAAAAAGAAGTCGAAAAACTTCCAAAGCTTCCTGACACAGAACTTCCTAAAGAAGAAGTCAAAGAAGAAAAGAAAGAACCTGAACTTCCTAAAGGTCCTGTCAGACATGCAGAGTATGAGACAATCATGACTTGCTTAGAAGAAAGTGTACCTATTTATCTTCATGGTCCTGCAGGTTCTGGAAAGAACCACACAGTTGAACAGATTGCTAAAGAAAAGGGTTGGGAATTTTATTTCACAAACTCGGTACAGCAAGAGTATAAGGTAACAGGTTTTGTAGATGCTGGTGGAGTATTCCATGATACAGAATTTTATAAAGCCTGTACTTCTGAGAATGAGTGTATCTTCTTCTTAGATGAGATTGATGCTAGTATTCCTGAAGTCTTAGTACTTCTCAATGCAGCCATCGCAAATGGCTACTTTGAGTTCCCTAATGGCAGAGTTAAGTGGAATAAAAAGAGATTACATTTTGTATGTGCTGGAAATACTGTAGGTTCTGGAGCAGATGAAATGTATACAGGTCGTATGGTTATCGACCAGGCAACTCTTGATAGATTTGCATTTGTACCTTATGACTACGATAGAAATATCGAGCTTAAGATTACAAATGGAAACGTTGAACTTGTTGATTTTATTCATAGTATCAGAGATATTGCTAAAGAGAGAGGTATAAGAGCTACATTCTCTTACAGATGTATGTTGATGATGAAGAAGCTTGAAGGAAAGATTGAACTTTCTAAGTTATTAAAGATGTGTGTATTCAAAGGTATGGATGAAGATACACTTAATATATTTAAGGGAGCCTTTAGATTTAAGAGTGGTAAATATTATGAGGCACTCAAAAATATTTGATATATAAGTTAGGATATGTAGCTCAGTAGGTTAGAGCGCCGGCCTTATAAGCCGTAGGTCACTGGTTCAAGTCCAGTCATATCCATTGTGGTAAATCCACAGTAACATATAATTGCCAAAATAAAATTAAGAAAGGAAGTAAAATTATGGCAAAAAATTACACAATGACAGAGGTTGCAAACATTTTTGCTGAGAAAACAGATTTCGAAGCAATGTCGGACATCGGTAAGAGATACCCGTTACTTGCTATCAAGATGACGGCTCTTGCTACAAAGGCACCTGATGAGATGGTAGACATCTTCAGTTATATGCCCGATTATCTTTCTGCCAACAAAGTAAACAAGGCTATTAAAGATGGTGGTGAAGATGTTTCTGATTCTGATGTTGAGGAAGAGACTGAAGCTCCCGCCGAGAAGCCTGCTAAGAAGTCGGCTCCCAAAGCTAAGGCAGCTCCTAAGGCAAAGGTAGAAGGTACAGATTATGATTCCATGAACAACAAGCAGATGTATGACCTTCTTGGTGAACTTGGTGAGAGAAAGGCATGCAAGGCTGAGTTTGGTGACCTCTCCAAAGCTTCTATGACAGCTTATCTCAAGAAACATCACGGTGATGGTGCTGCTGAGACAGAGGATGAAGCAGAAGAGGAGACTGGTAAGTATGATGGTAAGAAAGCTCCTGAGCTGTATGCCCTTTGCAAGAAGAGAGGTATTAAGGCTGAGCCTAAGAAGACTGCAAAGTATTATGTTGGTCTGCTTGAGAAGGCTGATGCTGAGGAAGCAGAGGAAGAGCCTGAAGATGATGATTGGGGTGATGAGTCTGAAGCAGAAGAGGATGAGACAGAGACCGACACCGATGATGAGGATGATGATGAGTGGAAAGAGCCTGAGGAGAAGCCGAAGAAGAAAGCAGGCAGACCTAAGAAGGCAGCAACTGCTAAGCCTGTAGCTAAGAAGGCTCCTAAGAAGGCTGAGGAAGAGTCTGAAGATGACGATGATGATTGGGACATCTGAAGTAGATATATGAATAAGCCAGTCATCAAATGATTGATTACTACAATTAAGTGAAATAAGAAGGCTGGTATGTATAGAATATATATATACCAGCCTTGTGTGATATTTGGAGTTTTTATGAACATTGAAGAAATATTAAATTTAGATTGTTCTGATGGGTTAGATGAGTTAATCGAAGAACTTACAAATATAAAGCCACTTAGAAAAGTATTCCTTAGAGAAGGTGAGATAGAATTAAAGTATATAGAAAAAGTTATTAGAATTATAGATAAAAAGTATTGTTTTGGTATAAGAAATATAGTTCCAGATTGTGGTGCAAATAGTAGTAATATAATATGGAGAGCTACTATTTTAGATTATAAAACAATAAATGTAATGAAGCAGATATTTGGCTTTACATTGTATGAGGTTATGGCAAAAGTAGCTATTTATATGTATTATAAATCTAATAGCAAGGAGGTATAACTTGATTGAAGGTAAGGATATACACAGATGGTGCTTGTTCAGAAAATCCAGGTCCAGGTGGTTGGGCATCAATATGGGTATCTGATAACAATATAAAAGTTAAGAGTGGTTGTAATCCAAAGACTACAAACAATCAGATGGAACTTACAGCTGTTATTGCTTCCCTTAGAAGGATTAGAAATGTTTTAACTACTACTCCTAATGTGTGGGTAAGCAAAGAATATGAAATATATTCAGATTCAGCTTATGTAGTAAATTCAATAAATAATAATTGGATTGAAAGATGGAGACTTAATGGCTGGAAAACATCTAAAGGTGATGATGTTAAAAATGTAGAACTTTGGATGGAGTGCTTAAAGCTTTTATCTCAAATAAGACAGATGGGTGTTAAATTAATTTTTATAAAGGTAAAAGGCCATTCTGGTGATACTCTTAATGAATATGCAGATGAGGTAGCAAAGAAAGAAGTTCTTAATGCTAGAAAGGTCGGTATGTTATGATAAGATATTCAGAAGAGTTTGCCAAGAAAGACTTTACTGCTGATACCATGAAAGAAGCTTATATGAAAGCTGTTAAATGGTATGCTACAAATATACTTAGTAACGACATATTAAAAGACGTTCAAGTATCATATGAGAAAATATATGATGGCAATAGACCTGTCATAAGAATGAGAATATTTGCATTACTTGATGAATCCACATTGAGAAGAAATCATTGTGAGATTTGCAAAGAATCTCATAAGTTGTTTTATATCAGTGAAGAAACAAACTGTAACTGGTGTAAAGTAAAAGCATATCAAGAAAGAATGAAAGATACTATAAAGCAAAAGAGAACGGCATACAGAGAGTCTTTAGTTAAAGCAATTTATAATTAAGGAGTTCATAATGTATTTAAAAGCATTTAAAAGTTCTATATTAGAACTCTATCATCAATTTAAATACTTTATTTCAATCAATTTAAAGTATTTAATAAAACTTATTGAAATATCAATACCTTATATATATGCTTATATATCAATACTACTTTATAAAGATAGGAATAACAATATTATAATCGGCTATGAAGTATTATTCCCTATAATAGCATATATAATATTATCAGTATTAAATAACTTCTTGAATAAAATAAATAAAGGTTATGATATACCTATCCCTAGAGAGAGATTTACTACTCTTAATGATAATGGTAATGTATCTGTAGATAACTCTTCTATCAATGATATAATACTCTATCTATATGACTTAGAAGAATATCTCAAATCTAAAGGTTATACAATAGAATAATATCATTAAATAGCCTTGATTTATATGGTATAGTGAGGTTTAAATATACCTTTTGGTATTCTTTCTTATATAGATATATTAAACCTCTTAAAACCTCAAATAGGAGCCCATCAATATGATACATATATATGATGAAGAAATATATAAACATTCAGATAATATCTGTCTGTCATGTGAATATGAAATATGTGATGGTTGTAAATATTATAATAAATATGATAGAGAGTATGATAAGGAGTTTGATATAGACAATGGCGAAAGTGATTAAATTCAATGGTAAAACATACGTAGAAACTGATAATGTTGATGAAGTAATATCTGGTGAGATAGATGATGATGTACAAATCTTAGATATGAACTCCATCTGTGAATCAATGGATAACATACAATCAATATATGAGAATCTATCTAACTTATGTGATATACTAGGATTAGGTTTCCCACCTGAACAGGATATTAATCATGACTAATAAAATAAAAATGCGAGTAAATAAAAATGATGATTCTGTCTGTGATATATGTCATAAATCAAGGAATCAGGTCTTGGATATGTTTGATTTAAGTATTAATGGTCATATAACTACTCTATGTGATTTATGTAATGACAATCTATTCAGCAAGACATTAAAGGCTAATTGTTATACCAATAACAGATTGAAAGACAAACATGACATAAAAGTAATACAGAACAGAAACAAAATATCAAGGATGTATAAGTAACAATATAATAGGGGGTTGTTTCAACCCCCATATATACTAAGCTTTATTTCTTTAGTATATATATTTATATATATACTTTCTTTATAATTATATGTTAGATTTTATAAATAAATTACCATATAAATACTTTGATATAAAAACTAAGATAGAATACATAGAAAGAAGAATAATAATATACTCAATAATGTATTATGAATTAAATCAGTCTTGTATATCAGATAAAGACTATGATAAATTATCTAAGTATTTATGTAAATTAAAAAATAAATATAAAGGAGTTTATAAGACTACAGAATATTATTATTGTCTTTATGATTTTGATGCTTCTACTGGTTTTTATATCTATGACAGACTTAATAAAAAAGACAAAATAAAATTAAGACATATAGCAGAACATATATTACTGCTATATAATACAAAAAGGAGTTGATAATATATGACAGATACAGAAGCAATAGTATTATTAATCAGTTTAATAGCACTGTATATAGTAATAATGATTAATTTTAGGAGTTGAGATATGATGTCAAATGGATGTAGTCAGAAAAGATGTCCATTAATGAATGTTAAAGATTGTGATTTAAAAGATTGTAGGTGGTATACTATGGCTTTAGATAAAAATATTATAAACATTGAATATGATACAGATGAAAATTATAATAGAGAAGTAGTAAGATTTGAATATAAACTATTCTCAGATGCATTAAAAGAAATTGGAATACCATACATAAGATTTACATTTCAGAGGTTCACAGATAAAGTATGGTGTGTAAGAGTATTAACAAATAACAATGCAAAATTCACTCATACTTATAATGTACCTACAAAAGACTGGCCGTTAATCAAAGTTGCTAAAATGGGTATTATGAATATTAAAGGTCATATAGCAGAACTTGCTCAGTTATTAACCACATATGATTTTACTATAGGTGATTTCTTAGCAGGTGAATATGGTTCAGTAGCTAATATGATAAATCCTAATACAGAATATGCTATGGATGATGATGATACTTTAAACTCTGATTTCTGAGAAGGTTATTAAACATGAAACGTTCTGGTAAGTTTTATAGAAATAACGAAAGAGAAGTAATGAAACTCTTAGGTCTTGAACCAACTCCTAATTCAGGTTCAGGTTGGTTGGTAAAGGAAGATGGACAGAGTGAAAATATTATATGTCAGCTAAAAAGCACAGACAATAATAGTATTAAGATTAATAAACTAGATTTAGATAAGCTAAGCTATAATAGTTTGGTAGCTCATAAATTACCAGTATTTGCTATTCAGTTCTTAAATTCAAATGAAGTATTTTTGGTAGTAAAACCAGAAGATATAACTGATATAGTAAAATATATAAATACTGGTGAGGTACCGAAAGAAAGAGAAATTATAGACATTCCCGATATAGACACCAGCCAGAAAGGTGTTAGAAAAATAAAGTCAAGTTCAAATTCAAGAAAAGCTTTTATGAACGAAAATGATGATAAGTTCAGAAAGAAAAGTAAATCAGCAACATAATATAAAATACAAATAAGTTAGGAGTTATAATACAAAAGGAGATATAACAAAATGCAGATTAAAGTACAGCAGTTGGTAGAGTATAATGGTCATGGTCTTCGTGCTAATGGTTCGGTAGACTTAAATCTTAAAGCTAAATATTCTAACCTTACAAATACAATACAATTAATGCAGCTGTTAAATAATGATGTTGAAATTAAAGCTAGAGTATCTAATAAAGTTGTTCGTCTTGGCATATTCAGAATTAAAAACATTGTTATTGATGGTGATGGTGAATCTAAAATAAAGTTTGTAGGCTTATCAGACTATATTGAAATGGATGAGCTTAATAAATTACCATTGAGTAACGAGGATGCTAAAGAGTTCTATGTTAAGTATGAAGCTGATGTAGAAGATGTAGAAGAAGATGAAGATGAGTAAGTAAAGGAAGTGGTAAGTAAATGCAGAGAATTGAGTACGAAGAGATTTCAAGAGCTAAGGTTACTGATACTCGTTCAATAGTAATCAGTAATTGTTCTAAAGGTGGTTATACAATAGCTCAGATGATGGATGTAAAAGAAGGAGATGCTACTACTTCAGTATTTATGAAAGGTGCATTTCATGTATCAGATATTACTGGTCTTTATAATGTCAGAGATGCTATTAATATCGCAATTAAGAAGATAGAAGATGCTAGTGAAAGTGATGATACAAACTGGGATAGTTAAATAAATAAATCAATCAAGTTGGTCAATAAAATTTTTTATACAACATGAAAAATAGATATTGACCAACTTGATTTGATATGATATAATGAGATATAAAGAAAATTAATGAGTAGAAATTAATTAATGAGTTCTTTGAAAGGAGAGTAGTTATGGTAAGTAAATTGAGAGTAATTCTTGGAATTGTAGGTTTCTTTATTATCGCAGGTGTAGTTGGAGATATTGAGATGTCTGATACACTGATAACAGGTGAACAGATTATTTTTATTCTTGTAGGATTTGTGTATTTTATTCAGATGGTAAGTCTTTTGAGAAAGGAGTTTTAAGATGAAAAATATCACAATCAATTTCAAAGAAGCTACAGTATTTGTAAATATTTATAGAGATAATGTGGTAGATTACAATATCACATTGAATAATCTCAATATTCATGCAGTTATTGTAGTAGATGAGAATGGAGAACTTACAGATAACATTAGATTTTATTCATACAATTATTATTGTGTGTTTCCGAATGAAGATGAGTATGAAATTGAACTTTCTGAGAACTATAAGAATTTTGTATTAGATATGGCTAAACATTTCCATCACAGAGTTGATGATGAAGAGTTTAGTATGTTAGGATATACAAGAGAAGTTATTAATGAGAAAACAACAAAGAGATTTGTTGCAAGAACAATAAATTTAAAGTACTTTGAGGAGGTATGAAAAATGGCAATTACAAATGATGAAGTCAGAAAAGGTTTTGAGAATGCTCAGTATGAGTGTGAAACAACTCGTGAGGTATTGTTGATTGAAGGTAGAAGAGAAGGTTATAGCTTTTCTCAGATTAGAAGAACAATGACTGTAGGTGAGTTGATTGACTTTCTTGAAGATTATGACAGAGATACCTTGGTATATCTGAATAATGATAATCATTATACTTATGGTGGCATTACAACATATAGTTTTTCTTCTGGTGAAGTAAATCTCAGTCAGTATGAAGGTCATGAAAGTTATAGAGAGGAGTTTTATTAATGAACACTGATAGAATTAAAGAGCTTGAAGCTATGATAAGGTTTGGAGATGAGTTACTTAAAGAGTATGAACAGAATAATGAAGAAGCTCCTGAGTTTGTATATAAGAAAATGATACTTTTACACAATGAACTAATAGAGTTAATAAAAGCAGAAACAGAAAAAATAAAAGCTGGTACAAAGATTGTAGAGGCAATGAATAAAATATCTGATGCCAATAAGGTTTTTGAAAATAAAAGGAGTTAAATTAAAATGAAATGTAAAATATATAGTCTGTATATAAGGTTAGGATATGCAAATTCAGAGATTAAGATAGGTGAGTATAAAGATAAAAAGATTGCAAATGAAATGTTAGATGACACAGTTAAAACATACGGATATGGAAAGTTAATATATACAACTAAGAAAGGTATAGAAGTAATAAAAATTAAAAGGAGAACTTATAAATACAGATAAATAAATGTTGAATATATAAAATACCAACATTAGTATTAGGAGTTAGATTATAAAATGTCTAACTCCTATTTAATTGTATATAACAATAAATATTATGTTTTATTTGAAGTTTGTTTTAGAAAGTTCAGTTACTAGATAGTTGAGTGCTAGATAGTGCAAAAGTCAATCAGGTGTAGAAATATACTATCAAGTTCTTAAAAAAATAATTTTCACATTCTATTGAAATACATTGATATTTTTGATATAATTAGATATAATAATATATAGTAAGTTTTAAGAATAGGAGGTAAAGTAAAATGTTTAAGAAAGAGCTTGCAGAACTTATCGGTATCCTTTGCTATAAAGGTTGGGGATTCAGAATGCGAAAGAGATTTGAATCAGATGACAAATATGTTATCAGTATGATTCTTGGAAGTGAAGAATTAGAGTGTGAGGTCGATGATGAGAAAGGCCTTAAGGCTTTAGCATTTGATGTCATTAATTTCAATAGAGATGAGTATGAAGTATGTGATATTACAGGTCAGCTCGGTATACTCTTTTTCAATTGTGTAAGAACAAGATATGATATTGAAGTTAATGATGCAGATGATTTTGAAAACAAGTATAATTTTAGAAATTTAGATGCTAAATGGATTATTGAGATAGAAGTAGATGGTGTAGTTTATATGGTGCCTTATGATAATGAAGAACTTATTAAAGCAATAAATGTAAAGTTAGCACCACCAATTGCTTATACTGAAAAGCATAATGGAGTTGAAATACTTGTAGAATCAGATGCATGTGGTGTTATTGTATATAAGTTAAGAATAGGGTATAAGTTCGTTGCATTTGATAATCTCGATTCTGCTAAGAAGTTTATCGAAAATTTATCGAAAATTTATCGAAAATAATGTAAAAGGAGAGTGAATAAAATGAGTTGCAAAAGAAAGACCTGTAAGTATTTTAAGAAGTGTTTATTTAAGAGAGAAAATGATGGCTCTGGATGTGGCGATTATGAGAGAGGTGAAGTAAAGATAACTACTAAGTTCAAGAAGAAAGAAAGATACACAGATGACGAACTTATGAAGATAATGAACTTCGCAAGAACTCATCTCAAATACTCAGAAATGACATGGGCAGACATTTATTGCTTCAGTGTTCCAAATAAAGAAGTTGTAGAACATCTTGAAAAACTCCTTAATAGAAAAGGTGTTAGTTTGTTTGGATAAAAAATATTTTTACTTCTATATTGATTTACATTAATCTATCTGATAGAATATAATTAGATAGATTAATTGAGTTCTCTTTGAAAGGAGTAATAAAATGAGAAAATACTTTGAAGTTATTAACACAGTTACATGGGAAGAAGATGAGAATGAGAACATTGTACTTGAACCCGGCCAGATTGTAGAAATTGAATTTGATGATGTACCTAATGACTGGCCTTGTTTGATTCTGAATAATGAGATGTATGATATAGCATTTGATGATGATGAATTTCCGATGTTCTTCAAAGAATTTGACACTACCAAAGAGATGATTGCAAATGTGTCTGATAGAGAAAATAAAACTCTGATAATGAAATTAGATACAGGTGAAAACATTATAATATTGTTAGATAGATATGATGTAAATAAGAAACCTACATCTTCTGAAAATATTGAACTTTGGAGAGTGACAAAAGACACACCAATAGAGTTTATGATGAAAATATTTGAAGAGTTCTCAAGTGGTACTTGGCCTGATGAATTAGAATATATAGAATGTAAAAAAGCATATTCAGATATTGTAGAATCAGAACTCAATTTATACCTTGTTCTGAATGATGAAGAAGCATGGGCTGAGTTAGAAAATTAAAATGCCAAAAAGGTACTTGAAATAATACAAGTAAAGTTATATAGAATATAAAGTTATAAGATTTATAAAGTTATCAGAGTATTTGATATATCATAGAGTATATAAATAATGTTAGGGAGTATATAGAAATAATATACACAGGGGCTCGATAGGAGCCCCTTAGTTTTATTTATATAATCAAGTAGATAAAGTAATCATACTTATAAATCAAGTCTCCTAAAACTCCAAAACAAGGTTTATAGAAACTATCAAGCCAATAAGGTTTTTGAAATGTTTGAGATTTTTGAAAAAGTAAGTTTGCCATAAGGGTTTTGGAAAAAATATGTGGCCAATAAGGTATTGTAATCAAGATTAATTAATATAACTATTAAGTTTAATTTAATAATAAATAATATTAACTATCAAGTATTATGAATAATTATTAGATTAAACTTAGTAGTTATTATAATATTAGAACATGATTAAATATAAATCATAATAACTTAGTAGTATATAGATAATTAAGAATTATCAAGTATATAATAAATATCATAATAAATAAACTTAGTAGTAATAATAATTATGATAACTCAGTAATAGTAGTAATAATAAATATATAAACATAATTAATACTAGATAGTCTATAAATACTTAGTTGTAGATTAGTGTATTTTGGTTTGTTTTGAGTGCTTGGTTGTAAAACTTGAAAGTTTGAATTTTTATAAATAATCAGAAAATTTAGAGAAAAATCAGAGAAATCAAGAAAATTCAGATAATTTGAAGAATTTTCTGATAATTTCAAGAAATTAGATGAATTATATGAAAATTTCAAAATTAAAGATTTTTCTTGATTTTTCTTTCATTATTTGATATCATTGAATCATAGAAAAGAGATAAAAAAATCTTTTCAGAGAAATATTAATCAAAGATTCTAGAAAGAAAGAGAGAGAAAAAGAAATGAAAAAATTTGAAGAAATCATTAATGAAAGAAAAGATATTGAAATTCAGAATATCAGATTCAATGAAGAAGATAATATTTATATTATGAATAATTCTCAATATCAGAGATTCATTAATTATTTAAATGAGAATTTCAAAAATGAATATGAAATGAAAGAAAAAGAAAATAAAATCTCATTCAGAGATAAATCTAATCATGATAATATGATTCAGATTAGAATAGAATTTCAGATTCATCAAGAAAGAGATAAAGATATTAAAATAATCTCTAAAAAAAGAGAATCTGATAATCATTCTTTCAAATTAATCTATCATAGAGATAAAGATAATAAGAAAGAATATAGAATCTTTGAATCTTATAGAGATTCAGAGAATAAATTGAAAAGAATTAGAATTAGAAATTCTGAAATAAAGAAAATTGAAAAGAATGAAGAGAAGATGAAAAAATATTTTGAATCTCTTTTCAAAGAAGAGAAGAAAAAAGAAATTATCTAATTCATTCAGATTCAGAGAGAGAGAAAATAAAAATGATAGAATATTATATCTATAAGATAGAAAATTATAATTCAGAGATTATTGATAATATAATTTATGATTTTTCAGATTATTTAAAAAAGATTGATAAATTAGATAAAAATTTCTATATCAGATTATTCAATGAAGAAAGAAATTCTTTTCAGATTCAGATTCAGAGAAATAATGAAGAATTTTATATTTTCGATATTGAATTAAGAGATGAATATTTATATATCAATCAATCTATATTAAATTCTGATTTTTCAGATTCTATTGAAGAAAATATAGAAATATTCAAAATTAATAATCTGATTTTTGAAAGAAATGATAATTTATATCAATATTTCATTTTAGATTTTTTATCAAATTATTTATATGAATTATATGATATTGATGAATTGAGAGAATATTAAAAATAATTTGATTAATATTTCAGAAATTGAGAGAAGAAAAAAAATCTTCTCTCTTTTTCTTTATTTCTAAAATTTTCTGAATATTCAGGTAATATATTAAATTATCAGAATATTCAGATTTTTTTATTTAAATAATTATATTTTCTGATAATTCAGATAATAAGAGATAATATAAATATATTATCAGATAATAAGAATAAGAAATAAAAATAAATCTGATAATTATATATAAATAAATAGAATAAATAGATAATATATAGAGAATAAAGAGAATTATCTGATAATAGATTATAATAAAGAATAATTGATAGATAATAATTATTAAATGAATAAATTATCTGAATATATATATAATAATAGATTAATTATCAATCTCTTCCATACATCTCTATTAATTATCAGATAATTAATCATATCTTTTTTTTATTATCAGAAAATAAAATCATAAAAAATATTATTATCAGAAAATTCATCAAATAAAAATAAATTATCTGAATATTCAATCAATTCAATCAATTGTTTCAAATTATCTGATAATGGGGCCACCTCTCTTAAATTATCTGAAAATTTCTCTCTCTCGGCCTTGTTCACTGCTACTAGTAAAATCTGCCAATATATTGTTTATTGTTTGTTTGTGTTGTGTTACTGTGTGTGTGTGTGTGTGTGTGTGTGGATATACGACAATAACAAATATATTTTTTTGCCTATTTATAAAACGCAAAACTCTAAAACTACTGCTGTAAAATTTTGTGAAATATATATTTATTATTTTTTTAGTATATATAATATATTATGTCTTATATTATTATATAAATTAGTATATAATTATATATTGTATCTAAAATAATATATTGACTTATATAATAATATAATATATAATATATATTAGAGTCTATAATAATATAAGGAGGTAAATATATTATGGGTAGAAATAATTCTTCTGACCTCCTTGATAAGTGGTTAGAGGATGACAATTTATTATTATTAGAAGCATGGGCTAGAGATGGTTATACATTAACAGATATAGCTAGAAGGATTGGTATAAATCTTGATACATTAGTTATATGGAAAAAGAAATATGAACCTATAAGAGCTGCCCTCAGTATTGGTAAAGAATTAGTAGACTATAAAGTAGAGAATGCTCTATTAAAATCAGCTTTAGGTTATCGTACAAAAGATGTAAAGGTAACCACTACAATGAGATATGGTAAAGTAGTAGAAACAATAAAAGAAACTACCGATAGAGAAGTAGCACCTAACGTAACTGCTATTCAGATGTGGTTATATAATCGTCAGAAAGAGAAGTGGAAGAATATGTCCTCGTCTAAATCTATGTTAGATGATATGGCTGATGATTCTACTATTGAGATTACAGTCACTAGAGCTAGTAAGAATGAGTCTGGTTTTGATAGTCCAGAAAATAATACTGATTCTGATAATACTGATAGTAATATTAAAGATAGTGAAATTAATAATAAAACAATAAGTATGAGAAAACGAACAAAAGAAGAAGCAGAAGAATATAAAGAAAAGCAAAAAGCAGAAAAGGCAAAATTAGAAGCAAATACTATAGTAGACGAGTCTGATGAATCGGTTAGTAATTTAGATGAATGGCCAGAAGATTGGGAAGATGATGAGTAATACAGGTACTAAATAATAATGAAAATTACTAAAAAGATTAGTCAGGCATTTGAAGATTTTGTCTTTAACTGGGATTATGAACAGTATTTACTTGTTGGTGGTTATGGTTCTGGTAAATCATATCACATTGCTTTTAAAATAATATTAAAGTTATTAGAAGAAAAAAGGAAAGCTTTAGTAGTTCGTCAGGTCTATGATACAATCTATGAAAGTTGTTATGACCTGTTAAAAGAGATATTAGATGATATGGGTATATTGGCTGTAGATTACCAGGAGTTTAGAAAAAAGAAGAATAAATGTATTGCATTGAAATCCCCACTGAGAATACTATTCCCAAATGGTTCTCAGATAATATTTAAGGGTATGGATAATCCCGAAAAAGTAAAGTCTATCAACGGTGTAAGTATCGTATGGATAGAAGAATGTTCTGAAGTTAACCCAGATGGTTATAAAGAACTATTAGGACGTATCAGAACTCCTAAAGTATCGATGCATTTTATTCTTAGTTGTAACCCTGTAAATCGTGAGAATTGGGTATATACTACTTTCTTTACTCGTCAAGATGAAAAAGGTAATGATATAGTTGTAATGTCAGAAGAAAAGTTTTACGATGCTAAATGTATCGTAAAGAATGGCATGTACTATCACCATTCAACTCCAAGTGATAATCCTTGGTTACCTTGGCAGTATATAAAACGACTTGATGATTTACGTCATTATGACTACCAGCTGTATATGGTAGCTCGTTGGGGTAGATTTGGTGCTTCTGGTGTACGTGTATTCCCTCAGCTTATTATCGCTAAGGATAGTAAGAAGTTTGTAGCTGCTGTAAAGAACTTAGGTCCCGAAAATCAGTACTTTGGTTTTGACTTTGGGTTTGAAGATAGTTATAATGCTGTTATATCTATGTCTGTAGATTCAAAGAATGGTATATTATATATTTGGGATGAAATATATATAAATCATGTAACTGATATGCAGATGGCTAGAAATCCCAAAATGCAGGCTTTGAAAGACAGAATTGACAGTTACTATTTTAGTGGTTATAATAAGATATTAGTAGCTGATAATGAAGACCCTAAAGCGATTCAATATTATCGTCAGATGGGTTATTTAATTAGAGGTTGCAGAAATAAATTCCAAGGAAGTAGACTTTCTAATACAAGAAAGGTAAAGAGATTTAGAAAAATAGTAGTATCTCCTAAGTGTGTAAATACGATAAAAGAGCTTAGGGATTTAACATATAAAAAAGACAATAATGGTAAAACTATTTATGATGAATTTAATATAGATCCGCACACCCTTAACCATAATGCACTAGGGGTGTATAAACCGATGGAAAAACGGGAAAGCCTGAGATGGTACCCCGAACGGAAGTGTATAGCCGGCTAGGTTATAGACACGTGCAACGCGTAGTGACTGACGAAAGAAAAATGTCACCAAGAGCCATTGGAACTAATGAGAAAGGATAATAGGTGTATGAAGAAAATAAGAGTAAATACACTTCCCGGATATGAAGATGTTTTAGATGTATATGTATTAAATGAATATGGAGATGTAACCTGTACAAATGGTAGGTCATTAAAGCAAGGAGATAATGGCCACGGTTATAAATTGGTTGGATTTAAAGTAAAGAATAAAAGGAGATGGAAAAAAGGATATGTTCATAGATTGGTAGCTATGGCATTTGTAAAGAATCCAAAACCTGAAATCTACAAAGAGGTTGACCATATTGATGGAACAAGAGATAATAACAGAGCAGATAATTTAAGATGGACAGATAGAAAAGGTAATATGAATAATCCTATTACAATAAATAGATTAGCAGAATCGGCTGGATTTGAGTGTTATATTTATGATTATTTATTGAATTATATAGGATATTATAAAAGTATGTATGATGTATCTATTGAATTAGATATAACAGTTAAGTATCTTAATTCAAGGGTAAAAGAATATTATATACTTGAAAAACCTGATTTAACAATTATTCCAAAGATAAATAGAAAGCAAAGATTACAGTCTGTTGTTATTACTGATACATTTACACATGAAAAGTTCTATTTTCCTACAAATAGAGATGCTAGAAGATTTTTTGATAATCATGTAAATATAACAAATGTGATTCAGAATAATAGTCTGGTACATGGTAGGTATAGAGTCAGAGCTTTAAACTATAAAAAGTTAATAGGTACGCTGGACTTATAGGAATTTAACTATAAGAGGTACGGATAAAAAGCCGATACGATAACAATTTGAAGTGCAATCTGGTACGGTTTAGATACTGTAACTGTAGCTGATGTCAAATTCAAGAGCTATAATAGTAAGAGTGGTGATGATATATTAAATGTTGTTTAGGAGGTTTTATATGAGTAATAAAGATATTTTGGATGAGGAAGTTTTAGAAGCAAAAGAAAGTGATACAAAGATTGATTGGAAACGCAAGCTTACAAGTCGTAAGTTATGGATGGCAATTGCTCTATTTGTATCTGGTTGTTTTGCTGCTACAGGTCATAAGGAAACTGGAATTGTAATTGCAGGTCTGATTATGCAGGGTGCAGCAGTTATAGCATATATAATCGGTGAAGGACTTGTAGATGCTTCTAATGCATATACCGATTATACTGGATTTGAAGATGTTTATAGCGAGGAGGATGATGAATGAGCTGCTGGACCGCTGAAACAGAGAAAATTATAAATGCTCATAAAGCAGATTTTAATAGTTCCAATTGTACATCTAAATTAAAGTCATATGGTGGTTATTCTGCTTACCTTAATAGACTTGGTGGTGTATTTAAAAAGTGGAATGGTAAGAATGCTAATGTAAAAACTGCAGCTCAATTTCAGGAAATTGCTCAATATGTATTTGGTTTAATGGCCATATATGGATTCAATTACAATAATGGGAACTTCACAGTTCGTTGGGGTGGAGGTTCTCCATTTTATTCTTCTGCAAATGATGGTCGTTGTAATTGGGGAGAGATTGATGACCTCTGCTCAAATTCAAATAAAGCAAAGACTACTAACTGTAATTTTGGTATGGATAGTCTTTATTATAAAGCTGGTATCATGCCGGATAGAATCAAACTCTCTGATATGTACAAGGCTCAGGCGAGAAAATATAAAGTAATCAGAAATAAAGCTGACCTTCGTATTGGAGATTTAGTCCATATGTTCGGTCATCGTATTACTTCTGATAATCCAGATACCTGGTATGACTGGCATCATGTATGCTGTGTCGGCGAGAAGCGTGGAAATACAGTAATTATGTATGATTCAGGTTCTCGTTTTATTTCTTCTGGTAATTTTAAAATTCCATTTGAAGTTGATGGTAGAAATGAACCTGATGGTGATTATGCCTCTTATCATGGATGGGTAGGTATCAGAATTGTAGAACTGGCTGGTAATAACGGCGAAGTCAAAGCAAATAGAGATTATGCTGTAGAAGTCATTGCAGGAAAATGGGACAAAGGAGAAGACAGAAAGAAGGCCCTCGGCTCTCGATATGATAATGTCCAAACGGCTGTTAACTACTACCTTACACAGGGCGATAAAGGTAGACAGGCTTATCTTCGTTCTGCTGCAGGATATGTACTTAAAGGTTTTGCAGGTAAAGGAACAGAAAGACAGAAGTTTTTTGGAAAGAACTATACCGACGTTCAGAATAAAGTAAACTGGGTAATTAAAACTGCTCAGGATGTTATTAATGGTAAATATGGAACAGGTGAAGCCAGAAAGAAAGCTTTAGGTGCTGATTATGACCTTGTACAAGCACAGGTAAATAGGATGGTATGATATGGCTAAGAAATTTATTGATGCTTCTGAGTTTAATGATATTGATTGGTCTGTTGCCAGAAGTGAATTATCTGGTGTAATGCTTAGATGTGGATTAAGAGGTTCGTTAAAATCAAATAAGCAATACTACAAAAAGATAAGAAAAGATTTTAAGTTTGATTCCAATCAAAAAGAGTTACAGAGGTTAGGTATTCCATATTCTGTTTATTATTTCCCTACTGATTGTACTGATGCTGAAGCTACAGAATCTGCAAAATGGTTATATGAACTTGTTAAGAATTTAGATATTAAGTTCCCCATTGAGCTTGATGTTGAGAATGTCAAAGGAAGTAATGGTGAACAAGGTAGAGCTAATAATCTTAATAAGAAAGATAGAACTAGATTTCTTAAAATAATTATTGACTTTCTTGAGAGTAAAGGATATAATATAGGTATATATGCTTCTGCAAGTTGGTTTAATAATAAGATTGATATGTCGGCTTTATCTGCTAACGCTAATGCTTGTACATGGGTTGCAGATTGGGATGCTCCAGTAGATTATAAAGGTAAGTACTGGTTATGGCAGTATGGCAAAGTAAATATCAAAGGTTGTGCAAAGAAAGTCGATGTAAGTACTGTTATTTATAATATGTCTGCAAAGATTAGTGGTAATTATACAAAAGAGAAAGAGAAGATTAAGGCTAATCCAGTTGATGTATTAATCAGTATTGCTAAAGCAGAAGTTGGTTATCACGAGGGTGCTAATAATTCCAATAAGTATGGAGATGAGTTACATCGTATTCAGCCATCAAATATGGACAAGAATGCAGCATGGTGTGATGCCTTCGTTGATTGGTGTATATTACAGATGTGTAGAGCTTTTGGTTATGATGAGGTGATGGCTAGAAAAGTATTGTGTGGTGACTTTGATGACTACACATACTTTAGTATCAATCATTATAAGAAAGCAAAGAGATGGACGACAAAACCTGGAGTAGGTTATCAGATATTCTTTGGTGGTGCAGGACATACAGGAATTGTATATAAAGTTACAGCCACTAAAGTATATACAATTGAAGGTAATAAGGGTGATGAAGTTAGATATTGCGAATACAATATTAATGACCCTCATATTCTTGGTTATGGTATGCCTAGATATGACCTTGTTGGTGATACAATGGTTAAGGATAATAATGATAACAAAACAAATGTCGTTGATAAAGTACACACTGTACAGTATTATGCTGTTGTAAACACAAAAACAGATCCGCTTAATGTAAGGCTTGGACCTGGTACTAATTATAAGACATGTAGTTTTAGTCCTTTACCTAAAGGTACAAAAGTTGGTGTATGTACACATAGGGTAGGAAAGTGGTACTTAATTAAATATAAAGACAAATATGGTTATGTATATTCAGATTATTTAAAGAGAGTTTGATAGGAGATTATTTTGAAAAGGAGTGAAGAACTTACTGTTTATAAGAATATGCTTGAAGAACAGGAAGATTACCTAACTGCTTATAACGAAATTCCCTATGGACTTTTACGAGATGAATCTCCAGATAATAAACAGATTGTTATTGATGAGGTAAATCGTATTTGTAAGTATTATAATATATACAGGCGAGGAAAGAGTTTTACCGTTGAAGGTACAAATGGTGATTACATTCCTGCTCAGCTTAAATATAAGATGGCTTATAGTTTAATAAACAAAGAGGCTAGATTTTTATTTGCTGAGCAGCCTGATATATTAGTTAAACCAAAGGGTGATTTAGCTAAAAGTACTGATGAATCAAGACAGGCACTTACTGTAATGAACGACCTTGTTAAAACTATTTTGTCTAAGAATAGTTTTGAAGATATACTGATAAAAGGTGCTAGAGATTGTTTCATAGGTAAGAGAGTTGCAGGTGTTGTTAATTTTAATGAGATTGATGGAGTTACAATTACATTTGTAAAGTCTACACATTTCTTATTTGAAACAAAACCTGGTAATCCAAATGTTCTTTCTAAATTTGTTTGTTTTGTTGTAATAACCGATAGTATGTCTCTTGCAGATAGAAGGGTTATGAAGAAAAAGTATACACTTGAGGAAGATGACAGAACAAATAAATATAATGTTTATTTAGAGGAAGACATATATGATGGTGCTGGTAGACATATAGAAAATCTTACGCCTAAACAAAAAATTCTTCTTGATTTTATACCTGCATTTGTTATAATAAATGATGGTCTTACAGGTGAATGTTTAGGTGAATCTGAGATAGAACTTTTATCTGATTTTGAAAAGTGGTATAGTAAGCTAGCAAATGCAGATTCTGATGCTGAAAGAAAATCAATGAATCCTACAAAATATCTTGTAGATATGGAGTCAAATTCTACAAAAGGTTTATCTACAGCAGCAGGTGCATTATGGGATTTAGGTTCTGACCAGAATTTAGAGAGTCCAAATGTTAAAGTTGGTATGTTAGAGTCTCAAATGAATTATTATAAAGCTCTTGATACTTCGCTTAACAGAATAAAGACGGCTGGATATGAACTTGTAGATATGCCAAATATTACACTTGAGACTATGCAAGGTGCTATAACATCCGGTAAAGCATTGAAGGCTATTTATTGGCCACTTATAGTCAGGTGTAAAGAAAAGATGAAGGTGTGGGGACCTGCACTATCAAAGATGGTGGATATTATTATAGAAGGTGCTATTGTGTATCCAAACTGTGTAAAGAGATATACAGATGATGCGATAGTAAAATATCCATATGAAGTTTCTGTAGTACAGAATACTCCATTACCAGAAGATGAGATTGAGGAGAAAACAACAGATTTAGCTGAGATAGAATCTCAAACAATGTCAAGAAAGACATACATGCAGAAGTGGAGAGGTCTTACAGATGACCAGGTTATGGATGAATTAAATCAGATTGCTCTTGAAAGGCAGATACTTGAAGATAGTTCTTTTAATAACGGGTTGAATGGAGATAATTCTGCTATAAATAAATATACACGTGATGACTTTATGGCAGCCGGTGTAAATGCTATAAATAAAGATGGCACACAGAATGCAGATAGTCAAAGTGATATGCAGAATATAGGTCAGCAAGGTTCTAATGAAGCTAGTCAGTCTCAATTATCTTCACTGTCTGCAGGTAAACCTAAAGCGGTACAGAATCAGATAGAACGTCTTAATGGTGTTCAAGTAAGTTCTCTTATTCGTATACTTTCTGAGTATAGAAGTGGTATATTATCAAGAGCTCAGGCAGTTAGTCTTATTACATCTATGGGCCTTACTGAGAAGTTTGCAGACTCTTTATTAGATGAAGAAGATAAAAAGGCAAAGTAAATGGGCGACGATAAATATATATTTAAGGATGCCGAAGAAGCTAGAGATGATATAACAAAAAGAGAACTTAAAGAGATAAGAAAGTTATATAATGAATGGGCTAGAGAGTTAAAGTCAGAGTATAAGTCATATAAAGCATCTGGTGGTACTGATGTTCAGAAAATGAGAGATATTACACAGATGTATTATAGAATGAGGAGTGCTAGTAAACAGCTTAGTACAGAGATTAATTCAAGAGTTACATTAGGTATAAATGATATATCGAATGTTACAGTTGCTGTAAATAGACGTTGGCTTTCTAGTTTAGGTATAGATGTTAGTAAGTTTGATACAAGATTTTCTTATTCTAAAAATATTGCTATAAGAAATATAATAACAGGTAATTTATATGCAGATAAAAAATCACTTAGTCAAAGGGTGTGGGATATATCACAAGGACATGGTAGAGATATTTATAGCATAATATCTATTGGTATAGCTCAAGATATGTCTGTTTATGATATAGCTAAAATGTTAGAAAAATATGTGAATCCACAGGCTAGGTTACCATGGGTATATAAAACATATGAACAGAATGGAGTTACTAAAATGGTATCTGTTCATAACAGAAAGGTTGATTATAATGCATATAGACTTGCCAAGACTATGATACAGCACTCTTACCAAAGTACATTAATAGCTATTACCAGAGATAATCCATTTGTTAATGGTTATATATGGCATGCATCTGGTGGTCATCCATGTGAATTATGTTCAGATAGAGATGGAAATTTCTATACAGCAGATGATGTACCATTAGACCATCCAAATGGTGAATGTACTTTAGAGGTATCTATTGATAGAGAGAAGGCTTCTGGCGATATGGCTGGATTTTATCTTAATCCAATCTATTATCCAGAACCCTTTGGAAGTGGGACCTAAAAATCCCACACCAGGGCCTCACCCTCATATCACGGTTTAGATTTTATATCAATCTGGTGAATTTATACCATAGATATATAAAATCAATCCTGAGGTCATATAGAGGCCCAAAATTTTTTTAATAAAAATGCAAAAATGTATTTACATTATGATTAATGTATGATATAATAAAATATCGGGGGTCTTATATGAAAGGCTTAGTTATTAAATGTAGTAAATGTGGTTTTGCTAATAATGTAACGCAAGACTCAGTGCTTATTAAGCATAAAGTTCCTGTTAAATGTGATGGTGATACGATATATCTTACATATTTTGATTGTAAAGAGTGTGGAAATCGTCATTATGTACAAGTTGATAATGACGAAACTCTTGAAGATTATAATAGATGTTATAAGTATATGGTTAAGCTATCATTGTCTAACAGAAAGAGACAGCCTATAAGTAAAAAAGATGCAGATAGATTTAAGAATCTTAGAGCAAAATTGAATGCAAAGCGTCTGGATTTAATGGTAAAGTATGATGGTAAAATTATCTATAATGATAATATGTCATCTGTTTTAAAATTTACAATAACAAATTAAAATTAAAATCGGTAAAGTAGTATCGTACCACGCGATATAAATGTGGATAATAAACCACCATGGGTAACATGGATTTGTATTAAGGAGAAATAAAATGGGTAATGAAGAAAATGCTAATAATGAAGTAAATACTGACCAGCAGAACGAGAACGTTAAAACTGGACAAAATGATAATAATGGCAATCAGAACGATAAGTCTGGTGCAGATTCTGCCACTGAAAAGACATTTACTCAGGCAGAGGTAAGTAGAATGATGACTAAAGAGAAACAGCAGGGCAGAGCATCTGCATATAAAGAGTTAGGTATTGACCCCTCTGATACAAATACTGTTTCTATGTTTAAGGCATTTATTGAAGCTCAGAAGACAACAGAACAGAAGGCAAATGAACAGAAGGCAGAAAATAATGCAAAGTTAGCTCAGGCTGAAGAAAAGGCAAGAATTGCTGAAGCTAAAGCTACTGCCCTTAAGCTTGGTGTTAAATCTGAGTGTGTAGATGATGTCGTAGCACTTGCCATCACAAAAGTCACAGATGGTACTGATGTTGATGCCATTATTAATGATTTTAAGAGTAAGTATTCTTTCTGGTTTACAGATTCTGAAGATGATGATTCTGAAAATTCTGTAGGTAAGAAGGGTACTGGTAGTTCTATTAGTGGTAAAAAGTCTTCTTCTAAAGGTAGTGATTCTGTTAAAGGAATTGGTAAGAGACTTGCAGCTGCCAGAAAAACTAATAGCACTAAGAAGAGTTATTGGAATTAATTTATTTTTAATGATGGAGGTTTTATATGTTTAATTATGATGGCGTTAAGACAGCCAATTATACAGCTCCTAGACAGATTTTAGCGAACGTAGAGTTTCAGTATTCTGTCGGCTGTGTAGTTGCACAGGCTGTTGGTACTAATGTAACTGCTAATGGTGTTACTAGAAAGATTGCTAAAGCAGGTACTCCTATTACAATTTCTTTAGCAAATTTACAGACACCTGTTACTCATGGTAATTCTGGTAATAATGCCGTTCTTTTACATGATGTAGATGTTACAGAAGGTAATAAGAATGGTACAGCCCTTCTGTTTGGTTTTGTTAATATTAACAGACTTGATACAGATGTTAAGGCTCTGGTAACTGCTGGCACAAAGGTTGGGGATGTTCAGTTCCTCAATGTTTGATTATGGTAGTTAGGAGGTAAAAATATATGACTATTTTTGATTTAATGCAGTCCCAGGAACTTGTTGCTTATTGGGAAGAGTTAGTACAGGATGAAGCTCCTTACCCTTGTGAAGAGCTTTTCCCGGCTGATAAAAAGAGAGGCTTAGACCTCAAGTGGATTAAGGGTGCAAAGGGTCTTCCTATTGTTCTGAAAACGTCTGCATTTGATGCAGCTGCTATTCCGAGACCTCGTATTGGTTTCTCGGCTATGCAGGCTCAGATGCCTTACTTTAAGGAATCTACATACATTGATGAAGAGCTCAGACAGGAACTCAACCTTGTTCTTGAGACAGGTAATTCTGCTTACATCGATGCTGTTATGAACAGAGTATTTGATGATGAGATGAGGCTGCTTCGTGGTGCTCGTGCTTCTCGTGAGAGAATGAGAATGATGGCTCTTACTACCGGTGTAATTGCCATGGCTAATAACGGTCAGGTATTCTCTTATGATTATGGTATTCCTAACAATCATAAGGTTACAGTACAGACGGCTTGGTCTAATTATCAGAGTTCTGATCCTATCGCAGATATTCGTGCTCTTAAAAAGACCATTCGTGATGAGACTGGTGTTGTATGCACTAGAGCTATGTGTGATAGCACAGTTCTTGACCATATTATGAACAATGATAAGATTAAGACAGCAATTTTTGCTCTTCGTTCTAATATCGGTGAGATTACTGAGGATGAGGCTATCAGATATGTAGAGAACAGAACAAAGATTCGTATCTATGTTAATGATTATAGATATGCTGATGAGTCTGGTACAACACAGTCGTTTATGCCGGCTGATACTTTTGTAATGTTCCCCGATGGAAACCTTGGTAAGACGTGGTTTGGTACAACTCCTGCAGAATCTGACCTTATGTCTGGTGCCGCTGCAAATGTATCTATTACTGATACTGGTGTTGCTGTTGTTACAACTAAGAAGGTTGACCCTGTTCAGGTTGAGACAATTGTTTCTATGATTTGTCTGCCTTCCTTCGAGCAGGCCAATCACATTGGTATTATTGATATTACTCCGTAATTGTTGCTATATGTTGGGTGGTTGACTATGTTGACCACCCTGATAAAATAAAAAGGAGAGTGTTATGATTACAGTATCAAATGGTATTGACACATTTACCATAACCAAAGGTGCCTTTCCAGTATATAAAACAATGGGATTTAAGGTTATTGGTGAACATAATGTAAATGAAAATATTGAGAGTGTGCATGATGAAGAAGAAGATTCTTTAAATATTGTTGATGATTCTGAAATTTCAGATGAGGATGCTGCATTTTTAAGTGCAATAGAGGAGAAGCCTATTTCTCAGTGGTCTAGTATAGAAGTTAAGAAGTACGCTAATCTTAATGATATTGATATTTCTCGTGCTAAGAACCTTAAAGAGGGAAAGGCAATTATAAAGAGACACTTTGATGAAGTAGCCAAAGAAAGTGTTTGAGGTATAATATGACGGATATTGACAATGTTATTGAGAAGATTAGAATTGAAACAAGAGAGCATCAGTGTCCGTATTTTGAAGATGAAGATATTGAGTATTATCTACAGAAGAATGGCAACGATATAAATGCAACCATATATGAACTTTTGTTGATAAAAGCAGAAGATTCAACAATAACCGTAAGTGGTATGACTACAGAAGATACATCTGGTTATTTTAGAAGACTGGCTTCCAGGTATAAGAGGTTTAATTCGGGTATACTTATTGGAGGTTGATATGGCTGTAAATAATAAGTTTGAAGTTTATAAAGTAAAAAGGGAAATTAAAAGAAGTGGTAAAGAGTTTGATTTTTTTAGAGAAGACGAAAACTCTTTTGGTGAAAAAATAATAGGTAGTAAAACCAAAGTATTTACAGTTAAAGGTTTGTATTATGAACATAATGCTCATATACTTGATTCATATTTACTGATGACTATAACAGAAAACGGTGAATATAGAGTAAAAAGATTTCCACAAATTATGTGCATAACAGATGATGTAATGTATATAGATGATAAAGGCATAGAAAGATGTCATTTGAATATTGGAGATTTTTGCTATTTTTCCGGTAGAAAATGTAGGGTTACTGGTGTAAAAGATTTTATGGAATGGGGCATGGTTTGTACCATCTCATTTGAGGCTATTGATTATGGCAGTGCGAGTGGTGTTCCCGGAAGGTAAAAACCAAATAAAATTAAGGCTTAAAAAAGTACAGTTAAATTCACAGCCAGTCATTCAAGCATATGCCGAGAATAAAGCAGAAGAGATGCAACGGTATATGAAGCAAAATCATAGATGGAAAAATAGGACTGGTAATGCCGAAAGAGGCCTTTATGGTAAAGTTATTACTTCAAAAAAGAAATATGTAACAACCATAGAGATTGGTCATGGTAAGGATATTTGGTACTCAGTATATCTTGAATTTTATTATGGCGGTAGATTTGCTATAATTCAACCTACACTTGATTTATTTGGTCCTATGGTTATGAATGATATGGTTAATATAATGGATGGTATGTAATATGTTTAGTTATATTGACCCTGAAAATTTTAAATATGAAGATTCTAGGGCTATGGACATTTATAAAGCTTTAGAAAGAAATGATATAAAAGTTTATTTTCCAGGTCAACATGTTGGAGATTGTCTGTTTCCATATGTTGTAGTTAAAAATGATGGCTCTTATGAACATGTACATTTATCATCTGATAGAGATATGTATTCTGTTATGTGTTTTGTTCCACATAATAGTTATAGTTTATTAGAGCCGTTAGTTCAAAAAGTAAAATATGTTATTAGAAAAGAACTGTATCCAATGATTAGAAGATATGGTCAGCAGATGCCATCATATTATGATGATACAATAAAGGCACATTATATATCTATTGAGTATGAAAATTACAAGAAAATTATGTGAGGAGGTATTTAAATGGCTTTAAACGCTGTGAAGAATGCAATTCCGACAATTGATGTCAGTCTTGTTACTCTTTCTTATGAAGAAACTTCTGGAGGTTCTACAGCTACAATTGAGATTGCATTTGATACTGCTAATCAGATAGAGGTAGAACCACAGACAGAAGAGCAGGAAGCAGTTAAGCTTATTATAAAAGGTAAACTTAAAGCCCAGAAACCGCAGTCTGTTACTATTACAGGTCATCAGATTACATTACATGATAATGTATTTATTCCTGAGCTCGTTAAAGTTCTTCAGGGTGGTACAATTAAGTATTGGCAGGATGCTAGTCATACAGAGGCCGGTGAGACAGTTACTGAGTATGGTGTAGCTGGATATACGCCGCCTGTAGCTGGTTCTGATGAAAAAGGTAAAGTATTTACTCTTAATGCATATTCTGCTATCTATAATGCAGCAGGTATTATTACAGGTTATGAAAAGACAATGTATCCGAATTGCACAGGTGTTCCTGTAGCATTTAATTCTGAGGATGATACATTCCGTGCTCCTGAGTACACAATTAATAGTGCTCCAAATACTGGTCAGCCGCCTTATGATATTTCTTATGTAAAGGCTTTACCTGAGGTCACTGGAACAACCAATATGGAAGGCCCTGCAGCTACAAATTAATATAATTTATGAATATACTGGCTGAAATATGCCAGTATATTTTGTTTATGAAAGGAAAGTAAAATGAAATATTCTATTAATGAACTTAGAGACCTTGGATTTTCAGATGAGCAAATTGCAGCAATTAATAGAGTTTCAAGGTTAGAAGATAGTCCCGTTGTTGAGTTTCCAAAAAATGTAGCATCTGAATCAGCTAGGCAGGTTAAAGATGTACCTATAAGTCCTCTGCTTGAACATAAACCTGTTAGAGTATATGCAGATTCTGATATTGTAGATATTAGTAAGCTTACAAAGGTAAAAGATTCAAAGATTGTAGAGCTTCCAGAGTTTGCAGATGGCACAAAGTTTATTGCAAGACTTAGACGTCCTAGCATGCTTAAGCTTTGTAAGTCAGGTAAGATTCCTAATAGTCTTTTAAACCAGGCTACAGCATTGTTTACAGATAGTAATGCTAGTAAGAAAGTAAATATAACAGATATTTATGATATTTGTGAAATTATTTGTGAGTCTGCTTTTGTTAATCCTAGTTATGAAGAAATTAAGGATTCTGGAATTGAACTCACAGATGAACAGATTATGGCTGTATTCCAGTACACTCAGGGTGGTGTAAAAGCATTAGAGAATTTTCGTAACGAGTGAACAGATACTTAATGTAATATTAATGTCTAAAAAGTTTAAAGTTAGGCCAAGTGAAATTTTAGAGATAGATGATACTTATACTGCTTATTGTTTTGATGAGGCGTGTATTTATATATTATCTAAAGTTGAAGATGGTGAAAAACCTAACTTTAAAAAGTTTAACAAACAAGAAGTAAAAGCTAAGAACTATAAATCAGCTAGTGAAATGTATAAAGATTTAGGTTATGAACCAGGTTCTTATGTAAAAGTTTCTGAATAAATATTCAAGAAAGGAGGTGTAATTGTGATAAATTTAGGAACAGCGGTTGGAACACTTGCTTTAGATGCCAGTAATTTTAATGCTACATTAGAGACAGCCTATGAGAACGTAGCTGGATTAGATACAAAATTTGATATGTTATCTGGCGGTCTTGGAGTTATAGGCAAAGGACTTACAACTGTTGGTAAAGGTTTAGCCACTACAGTTACAGCTCCAGTTGTTGGTTTTGGTGCAGCATCTGTTAAGGCTGGTGCAGATTTTGATTCTGCAATGGCTAGAGTTATGGCTATAGGTGGTGATTTTGGTGAATTACAAGATAAAAATTCACAAGAGTTAAAGAGGGCTGCACAAGATGCTGGATTACAATATCAGCAAATGGGTACATATGCAGAAACTGCATTTAATTTAGTTAGACAAAAAGCTATCCAGATGGGTAATGATACCAAGTTTACAGCTGAAGAATCTGCAGATGCTCTTTATTACATGGCATTAGCAGGTTGGGGCGGAGCAGATATGTTAGAAGGCCTCAAGGGTATTATGGATTTGTCTGCAGCCTCTGGTGTAGATTTAGCTAGAACATCTGATATTGTAACAGATGCATTAACTGCGTTTGGCGAGAGTGCAGATCAATCAAGTAGGTTTGCAAATATTTTAGCAGCCACATCTGCAAATTCAAATACAAATGTAGATTTATTAGGTGAGTCATTTAAGTATGTAAGTGCTGTTGCAGGTGGATATGGTTACAGTCTTGAAGATGTATCGTTAGCTCTTGGCACAATGGCATCTGCAGGTGTTAAAGGTACACAAGCTGGTACTGGATTAAGACAGGCATTAAAACAGTTAACAAATCCTACTGCAGAAAATCTGGCATTGATGAAAAAGTATGGAATTACTCTTCATGACGGTAAGGGTAATATATTATCCTTAAGAGAATCTATGGCACAGTGGAGAGAGTCTTTTGCAGGTATTAATGTAGATTTGTATGATACAGAGGGTAATTTAAAAACTGGTGAACAGATACTTGAAGAGTATGGTCACTCTCTTCCTGCTAATGAATTTGAGAAGTTAAGTGCAGTTGCTAGTATATTTGGTACAAGAGCATTACCAGGTGTTATGGCTATTATAAATTCTTCTAAAGAAGATTTTGAAGAACTTGCAGCCGATATAGATGGTTCTTCTACATCTTTTGGAGGCATGGGTGATGCTGCATATCAGTCTAGCAAAATGCTTGATAATTTAAAAGGTGATTGGGTTTTATTTACATCTGCTTTAGGAACAGCTAAGATTATAATTTCTGATATGGTAAGTGGTCCACTGAGAAGGCTTGTTACAGGTCTTAAAGATTTGGTAACATCATTTAATACAGCATCTCCAGAGACACAGAAATTTATAGTCAAGATGGCATTGATAGCAGCTTCTGTAGGTCCAGTTATTTGGGCAATTGGCAAAATTGTATTGTTATTTTCTACATTTTTTGCAAATATAAAAAAGATACATGCTGCAATAACAATATTACAAACTGGATTTAGTGGTTTAGCTACATTTATAGGTGGATTATCTGCTCCAGTTCTTGCTATAATCGCTGTTATAGTAGCTCTTGTAGCAGCTTTTGTACATTTATGGAGAACAAATGAAGGTTTTAGAAACAGTATGATTGCTATATGGAATACTTTAGTATCTTCTATATCTAATTCTGTTTCTAAGTTAATGGGTTATCTGTCTATGCTGCAGCCTGTTATAAGTGGCATAGTTAACATTGCCAAAACAGTATTCGATGAGTTTTCTAAGCTATTTGGACCTGTATTTATAGCATTATTCCAAGGGCTTGCGGACCATATATCTCATTTATTTGATGCTGTTGTAGATGTTATAGGAATTATAGTATCATTATTGAATGGTGATTTTTCAGGTGCATTACAGGCTGCAACATCATTACTTGAAAATATCGGCTATTTAATGATAAATGGTATATCTACACTTATACAGGCTGTTATAGGATTCTTTACACAATTTGTACAAGCTATAATGACATACGGTCCAATACTTATTAGTACCATAATGTCGTTAGCTTCTAATGCACTTAATTTTATAATTACTAATGTTACATCAATATTAGCAACTATAAGAAGTGGTATAATTAATGCACTTACATATTTGTTAAATGCTATAAAAAATATAGGTGCAGCTATAGGTGAGTGGTTCTCTGATATATTACTTAAGTTAGCTTTGTGGGTTACTAGTTTTATATCCAATGCACTTAAAGCTGCTACTGGATTTTATAATAATATTGTTAATTGGCTTAATAAAGCTAAGTCATTTATATCTTCGTTATTTGCAGCTATTGTATCTGCTATAATATCGTTTGCTACAAACTTTATATCAAATGCATTGAGAGCTGCCAGTGGTTTTTATAATAATGTGCATAGTTGGTTATCTAGAGCAGGTTCTTATGTAGGCACGCTTTTAAATCAGATTTTAGCAAGAACTGCTGCTTGGGTAACAAATTTTGTATCTAAAGCTTTAAAGGCTGCATCTAGTTTTAAATCTAATATAGTATCAGGTATGTCTAGTATTCCGAGCGCTGTATATTCTATAGGTTCTGATATTGTAAGAGGTCTTTGGAATGGTATTAGTGGTATGGGAGGCTGGTTATGGGATAAGGTAACAGGCTTTGCTTCTGGTATAATTGATGCAATGAAATCAGCAGTGAAAGTTGGTTCCCCCTCTAAGTTAGCTGAGACAGAAGTTGGTAGATGGTTACCTCCTGGTATTGCTATTGGTTTTGAAAAAGCTTTACCTTCTACTATGAGAAGGATAGAAGATTCATTAAATGGGGCAATAACAGACTATAATGACAATATAAAATCGTTTGTTATAGGAAGTACTTTTATAGACCCGTCTATAGTATCTAATGGTATTGGTAGTCAGGTTATATCTGAAATGTATTGGTTATTAGCTCAGTATATAGCTGAAGCATTAAGAACAGCTCCAATTGTTAATAATGTTAATGTTGAGATGGAAGATGGTGATGTTATTATGGATGCAGAGAGGGTTGGTAGAAGACTCGCTCCAATAATATCTAGGATTATAGCTGCTGGAGGTGGTTGAAATGTTTGATGATAGACTACCTTATGATGACAAGTATGGTATTTTAGACCCAATGCTTGGTGATTTGGTTTTAGTTAATGGCATTAGTCTTTATGACTATAATGCAGACCTTATTAAATATGAGCCTGTTGTAGCATCTATTACATCAGATGTATATAGAAAAGTGGGGAAGCATTCATATATATTAAATAAGTTAACTAATGGAAAGAATGGCATAAAGTTAAGTTTTTATGTAGGCGGACAGAATGCTCAGCAGGCTCAAGTAAATTGTAATAAGGTTATAGGCTTATTCCAAAGTGATATAGTTACTTTGGTTATAGGCGATACAGAATTTGAGTATTCTGGTATAATGAGTGCCTATACTATAAAGCATACAGATGTTCTTAATTATTATTTACTGGAGATAACATTTATATCTGTAAAGAGATTACCATATGTTATTCATAAAAAAGAAGTTGATAGTAATGAAACTATACACATTAATAATGAGGGTATTGTTGATGGTGGTATTATTATAGTTCTTGAGAGTAATTTATCATCTAGTGATATTACTGTAGTATGTAATTCAGTTTCTATTACAATAAATAATTTTGATAGTTATAAATATCATGTAATAGATGGATTAAATGGACGTGTATTATGTGGATTATATGATGCAGATATTGAGAATGATTTAATTACAGAAAACTTCGAATCATATTTAAATAATTTTGGTAATACAGATTTGATTGAATTTCCATATGTTAATCCAGGTGATAATTATATATCTGTTAGTGATTACAGCTGTGTAGATAATATTTTTATTAAGTATTATCCTACATTTATTATTTGAGGTGTATATGGTAGTTATAAAAGTTTATGATTATAGAGATGTAAATAATATTGTACCTATAAATGTTGAAGATGATAAGTGCTATTATACACATAATTTTGATGGTGCAGATACTCTATCATTTGAGATACAAAAAACATATATAGGTTATTCATATATAGCGGAAGAGGTCAAGGTAGAGTGTTGGTCTAATAGATTTATAGTAAAGAAAGTAGAAGAACAATCTGATTTTGTAGTTGTTACATGTGAATTAGATTATGATGATTGGCTTAAAGATATTTACATAGATTTTAGAAAAACAAATGTAACTCTTCCAAGTGCACTTTCATTTATATTGCCATCTGGATGGACAGCCGAGTATGGTGACGGAGTAGATATAACAAAACGTACAACAGTTGAGTATCAAGAAGGTACTCCGTTTAGAGCTGCAAATGCAAAAACAATATTATCTGCTGTGTCCTCTGCTTATGGAGTAGTTTTTAACTATAATACAGTTAATAAAATATTACATGTTATTAATACAAATTCTTTTTTACCATCTGGTGAATTTTTTATAGAAGACTTAAATATGTCTAATTTAAAATTTATAGGTGAGAGTTCAGGTTTTACTACAAGACTTTATGTATATGGTAAAAAAGATGAGCAAACCGGTAGGTATTTAACAATAGCTTCTGTTAATGATGGTAAAGAGTATTTAGATGATTTTAGCTATTCAGATAAGATAATATCAGATAGTGTAGTTGATGAAAGATACACTGTACCACAACATTTAAAAGAATATGGTGAAAGTGTATTATCTGAAAGGTGCTTACCAAAAAGGTCTTATACATTTGACATAAACAATTTAGATGGTCAGATATTTCTTTATAAAGTAGTAACAATAATAGATAAGTATAGAAAACTTAGGGTAAACCATCAGTGTATAAAGTATGTAGAATATAAAGACCATTCATTTGATAAGGTTACGTTAAGTTCTACAATGCCATCAATAGAAAGCATTGTATCTGGTACGCAAAGTAGTCAGGTAAATACTGCTAATAAAATACAACTTATAGACCAAGATATGCAGAATATATCAAATTTAATTTTAGGTTCATCTAGTTCATTTAGATGGATTTTAGATTCTGTAACAGGTGTAAAGAAAGAATTTTTAATATTAGTTGATTCTGATTCTATTGGCACAGCTACTAAGTTGTTTAAGATTGATGATAATGGTTTACATTATTCTAGGACAGGATATAATGGAACATATACTACTATAATAAATAGCGAAGGCTTAGTTACAGCAATTTCATCTACGTATCAAGATTTACAAGGTAAGCCACAGATAAATGGTGTAACTCTTGAAGGTAATAAGACATTTACAGATTTAAATTTTAAGCCTTTGACAGAAACAGAGATAAATGAAATTTTAGTATAAGGTGGTGACTATGTCCTATTTGGATGGAAATGGTTTGTCTATATTATGGTCAAAAATAAAATCATATGTAAATAATGTAGTGGTGTCTGGTATTCCGGATTTAAGTGTTACAACAGCAAAACTTGCTAATTTAGCAGTTACAACTGGTAAGATTGCAAATAATGCTGTTAATATGGGTAAACTCGGAGCAGATGTTACTAACATATTGAATAGTATAAAAATAACAACAGGTGTTGTATATTCTAAAGGTGGCAGGACAACAGTATCATTTCCGACGTCTTCAATTCATTTGCTTTTATGTTGTGCTAGAAGTGAATATGCTAATGCATATTGCGGTGTATATTTTATAGCTTGTACAAGCAATTCTACTATTGGTGTTGGTGAAGTTAAAGCAAGTAATATGACATACACAACTAGTGGCAATAGAGTTATTTTTACAAATAGCAATTCAGCTCAACAGGTATTATATATGATTACGTTAAATGGTGGTATTCCAACAATTGTTTAAAGGTGGTATAAATGGCTAATTTTGTTATTAATGAATATAAGTTAGATATAACTCCACAAGGTAATTATCCTGTGGTATATTTATCTCAATATGAAGATGGTAGAGATATAAAGTTTCACATGTTAAATAGAGGATTTCCATTGGAAATACCTGAAAGTGGTATATCTGTATTTATTAGTGGATTAAAAGCTAATGGTGGATATTTTGAACACAGCTGTGAAGTTGTAGACAGTAATGTAGTTGTTGTACATGTAGAAACTGATATGACTGATGTATCTGGTAGAGGTGCTGCAACATTAACTTTTACAGATTTAGACAATAAGAAAGTAATATCTGCAAAATTTATATTAAATGTACAAGATGGTGTTTCTGATGGTGGTATAGAAATACCTACAGAAGCAGAAACTATACTTCAGCAAATACTTGATGAGATACGCTCTGAAGCTGCAAAATTAGATTTAGATATGGATGCTATTGATACCAAGATCGAGGAGTTTAAATCTGATGTGAATCAGGATGTATCTGAGTTTAAGTCTGGTATGAATGCAGATATGGATAGTTTTAAATCAGATGTAAATGGAGATATTGATGATTTCAAAGGAGATGTAAACGCCGACATTAATGTTATTAATAATAGGATGGATAATTTTTTAGCAACTCAAAGAGGCGTTAGTAATGGTGAGAAGTTTACAGTTACGGCATTATATTCTGCACCTTCAAGCGGTGTTAGTTCATACGTAACATTATCTGATGACCCTGTTAATTATCCTTATCTTATTATTAGTTTTGGAGTATATACAACTGGTACAGGTGGATACAAAACAGTTGATAGAGCAATTGTTTCTGGTTCAGATTTAAGGGCAGCTACACAGGCAAATCCATTTATATGTAATAGTTTTGGAGTGTTTGATAGTGCTTCAGAAGGTGGTACTCAGCATTATCCATTACGTGCTGTTCAGTTGAGTATGTGGAAATATACAACTGGTGACACACAGTATAAAGCATATAGAGCTAGATTTGATATGCTTGATTGGTCTGGAATGGGTAGTCAGGATGCGTATGGATATTCTTGGGAAGATACAAACTTTATAGTTAAAGCAGTATATGGTATTAAGTTTGTTGATGCAGGTACTAGTAAAGACCCTGAACTTGCGGATATTAGAGTTGGTGCTGATGGAGTTAATTATACTTCTGCTGGTGAAGCTGTTAGAAAACAAATTGTTAAAAATTCTGGTACTCATGCAAATGTGGCTAAAACAGTATCAGAGATGGTTGATGATACTAGGGTTTATGTATATGTAGGCAATGAGTCTGGATACAATTATGGTCATTGGTATTATTATGATGATACAAGTGAACAGTGGGTAGATGGTGGTATATATACTAGTAATGTATATGAAGTAGATGATACATTAACCATTATGGGTAGGCCGGCTGATGCAAAAGCCACTGGAGATGAGATAGGTGAGTTAAAGAGCGGTTTGATGCAGTCCGGTGTGACTGACGAAGGCGGTTGGAAAAAATTCTCCGATGGTGTACTTATTCAATACGGTGCGATTCATGTGAGGGCGGGTTCTTTTACCGCAGCACAAGCATTTCCTGTTCCTTTTGTAAATCGTGAGAAAATCTCAGTTCAAGTTACCCCGCTCCAAAACGGAACAGATTGGAATGTCAATTACGCAGGTCTTTCGACAACTAATCTATCAATCGGCAGAACACCTAGCACTGTGTCGAACGATTATTACTATATTGCGATTGGAAGATGGAAATAACGCAAACAAGCATTGATTTACCACATTAAA